CGCGGGATCGCGTAGCTCACGCCGATGTCGGTGTTGACCGACAGCCCCTCCACCGTCTGGAGCGTGAACGACTCGTCGGACTTGCCAGCTTTGTCCCACACGTAGGACTGCGTGAACGTCGGGAAGATGAACATGTCGACGTTGGGCCCGTTGAAGTAGCGCCCGGGCCCCTTCACTTCGACGTTGACGCCGCGGTCGTCGCCGTAGCGTTGCACCTTCACACCGACGTAGCCGGCCGGGACGTTATCGCAGCCGGCCGCGAGGAACATCGTCGGCGCGAGGATCAGAATCAGAAACAGGCGTTTCACTTGGTCTCCTTGAAATGAGGGGGGATGAACTTCACAAAGGCGGCGGCATACGCCAACCACACGAACGGCACGGCGAGCAGGGTGATGCTGCTGTCCTGATTCACCAGCCACGGGGTGACGATCGACAGCAGCACGAGAAACAGCACGGCCGCGACGATGAGCTTCGAAGCGGTTTTGATTGGTATCTCCGGTAAAAAATGGCGGGGCGCGCATACGGGCCGCCCCGCCGAAAAGCCGCGCTTATCCGAGAGGAAATCCCGCGCGCGGCGGGCGGGGAACTGCGGTGAGGGGCTTACGAAAGCCACAAAGAAGCCACGTGTCCGGAGCGCTGGAATTCGTGTGGATATGGGACAAGTCGTCGTGCTACGATTCGCACCAAATAAAGCGGGGGGTGCGATGAAGAAGGTCTGGCAATGGCTCGAGGTCGGCTTCGCGCTATGTGCGCTCGGCCTTGTAGTAGCGTTCCTTAGCTGTGCGTTCAGGGCTCACAGCGAAGGGGCTGCCGCATGGGTGCAAGCGGTGGGTTCCATCGGTGCGATAATTGCTGGCTTCGCTACCGTTACCTACCAATTACAAGCTCAGGATCGACGTCGCATCGCGGACGAGCAGCAACTTTCCAAAGAGCGCTTTGTGCAGGTCACATTGCTGGCTCACGAAGCTGCTGAGGCGATCGAACACCTGGTAACGCTGCTGTCTCCCGAGACATTTGAGAAGTACGGAAATGAGGATGTGAGTGTGCGGCGTCGGTTGTCAGCCAAGGTTATACAAACACGCAGGAGGATTGACGACGTCAGTTCATCCATTTCAGACCTTGTGAGGTCTAGTCAGATTCAACTTGGCCACGTTGAGCTTCTACTTAGGCTGCAACGAAATCTGCACAAGGTAAGGGAATCGCTAGCGGGCATCGAAGATCCGTTTACGGATATGTATCTCGATGAATTTGACCTTGTGCCGCTTCTAACCGATGTGAAATACGTTCGTTTCTTTGCCATGCACAAATCGATTGGCTGATTTCACGGCAGGGCGTCCACTTATCTCTGATGTGCTTCAACATAGCCAAGCCGATAGCAGATCGTGGCGGCGCGGGGAGCGCGGCCGAGCGCTCGATCGTTCCAGCCGCGGATGTAGTCGCTGATCATTTGTGGTTCCATCGTGTCTCCGGTCTTGCAAGGTTTCAGGCGTCGCCTCGAACTTCTTGGACGCCCACTGCGATTAGGTTTTGCGCGATTTCGCGCATCAGATGCTCAACGAGCGCACCGCGAGGCATGCGGCGCAGCTCGAGCAGGTTCTTTGCGGCTTGGCTCACGATCGGCTCCTAGACCTTGAGTCCGATCGACCGTAGAAAGAGGCGTCGGTCGTATTCGAGCTTCAACCGGGCCGCGTGCCGCATAGCATGGGCGCGGCCGATGTTCTCGCTGTACCGATGAGATAGGCCGAGTACCGCCCACGTCTCACGGCTCGCGTTTGCGCTGACTTCGAGGTCAGCTGCTGCGTTTTCGAGCCACTCGACCGACACGGTCGGCAGCTTCCGTTTCGATTCCACTGGATCTCCTTTCGAAGGGGCACGATCGCGATCCTCGTTTCCCCTCATGATTTAGTAGTCCGAATTCAATACAACGATCAGGGCGTAACACCAATCGATCTGCTTCCTTGTCAGTTTTCATGGGATGGGGCCACTGCCGCGACTTCCGGCTTCGCTTTCCCCTCCGAACGACAATCCGGCTATCTCGCGAACCGCCACGTGCGTCGCGACCAACTCCGGCGTCCTCTGGCTCCCTCGCCGCGGCCAGACCACGTCCGCATGGCAGGACCCCATCTCATGAAAGCTGAGTGGTGTCGGGCGCTACCCCGTTTCTCGGCTACACCGTTGAGCCGGCCGGTTGCTCCCTTACGGGTCCCGGCACACTAGTTGCACACGATGCTCAGGGAAGGTATGGCGGCCCCGTCGGTTATGCGCATAGAATGCAGTCGCCAAACACACAATTCAGCACACGGGGGCCGCCATTGGAAGCATTAAACGTATTCAAGAATCTAACTCTCGACCACTGGTACAAGGCGCTGATACCCCTATCTTTGGTGCTTTTCGTGTTGTCGATTACGGTGGGTTTGCTTGTTATCTCAAACGCATCGCTCATCCTACTTTCGCTTGGCCTATTTCTGGTCGGCATAGGCGAATGGATCAATCACCCACGCCAAGAGGCGATCAATCTTCACTTCAACATGAAGATCACCCTGCATCGGTGGAAGCCGAAGGCATGGGGGATCGCGCTGGACCTCGCGGGTGCGACCCTTGGGGGCATCGGGCTCTTCGGGATTGTCCGAACCGCAATTCGCGCCGCGATCTAGCTCGTCCTGAGCGTCGTATTGTTAAAGAGCGTTCCGCCGAAGCGGAGGCGCAGCGTGCAGTGCTGCGTTGGATTGGATATTGAGACATATAAGACCCGCTGTCAAGACTTTTGTGTCCTGTTGTGAGACTCTTGAGTCTTACTTTTCGTCGGACTGTGGGATAGAGCGCCGTAACGACGCTCTGGAGGGGCTCAACATTAACTGCAGAGCGGGGCGGAGGCAGTATTTCGTGATGCTATTGCGATAGGTGATGGCGCTGAACCGCTGCCTGGATTTCGGATGACGGCAGGGAAATATCTCCAATAGTATTCGCCAAATTTTGGCCTGTTTGTTCGACGGACACCATGGCGGCCATGAGCGCTTGTTTGCTTGGCGCAACTTTTCCAGTGAGAATTTCGAGTTCGGAGGTCGCAGCGCGCTCGATGTTGCTCGCATACTTGGGCGGTGAGATGCCGAAGCTCGACACTTCTCTCAGGGCGGTATCGCGCGTTTGACTGGTTGTATGAATTCGATGGGTAAGTGATCGGTAATCTGAAAGGGCGCCAAGGAGACGAGAAGTTGAAGCTAGGTAGGCCCTTGTTTTGGCGTGAATGTTGCCGCTTTCCCAGATAGACAGAGCGGGGCTATCTGATGCTTTGCCGATTGTCTCGCGTAGCTTTCCACAGAGAGCTGGAAACGAACCGGCATCTGTGTTTTGGAGCATCTCGTCTGCTAACAAGACACTGCGCACGCTTACGGATGCAAATTTTGCGATACGGAGTGATCGCGAAGTTTGCTGATCGATTCGCGAGTCGACGTAAATTGTCAGACTGACGATCGCCAGTGCGGCCGCTGCCAACGACGCCATTGCTAGGCGCTTCATTTTCATATAGTCCCCCTATTCGTCGGTGTTTTTTGGGAATGAAATCGAAAGAATGAGGATTGTATTCGGTGTGGGAACTACGACGCGAAGCGCGCGCTAAGCTGCCGACGAAATGTCCATTCCTTGCGTTGAACTTCGCAGGGAGGGAGCCATGGCGCCCTGCCACGTGCTCACGATCTTCGAGCAGTTGAGCGCTGAGGGGAGGGCGACGGTCGGCCTATGGAAACATGCGCCGGGTTTGCTGGCTGGTAGAGGCGTAGGGGGCTCGATGATGACGAGATCGCGTTGCTGACGGCGGCCAGAGACTACGCTCTTCCGGGGGGATTTTGAGTGGAGTCAGAAATGAAAAGCTTCGGCTGAGCCGAGGCTCAAAAGATGGGTCAGAGATTGGGCGTACTTGGCGCCTGTCTGGCAAGCGTTGAGAAAATGTTCGCTAGATCAAGATAATTCAGTTGACCTTTCGCGACATCGACCATGATTTCTTCGAGTGCCTGCGTACGGGCGACTTCGTATCCCTCGACCAGCAAGTATGTTAGGGCAGACACGAGAGCAGTTCGCTTGTTCGCGTCAGAGAAGGCATGGCCCCGCGCGATCGCCACGGCGTACATGCCGGCAATCTCGAACACGTCCTCGAGCCCTTCGTAGTGGATTCGATTCCCAATACGACCAAGGGCGCCTTCCAAGGCGCCCCTGTTCGTATGACCGTCTAGGCCAGGTTCTCGCGAGAGGATGAAATCGTGCACCAGCACAACCAAATCCACATCCAGAATCATCGTTTCGCGAGTGCTTGAATGACCGAATGGTGCTGCTCGTAAACCGTCTTCGCGGCGTTAAGAATCGCCTTTCGCCCCGCCGGCGACTGAGTTGTCACCTTCACGGTCGGCTGTTGAGTGGACTGGCGGGCCCGGACCTCCACTCCATGGATGGTCCCGGTCTTACCCTTGATACTCATATGGACTCTCCAAGAGATGCGACAGGATTGTTGCGGTGCCGAATTACCTAGCGAATTGTACCTGCAAAATTTTGCACGTGCAGGTTGATTATCGGCCTCTAACGCCCGAATTCAAGGGGGGAGCGGTACCTACGTTCAGACATTGTTGTGACAAATTGACACTGCCGAAATGTGGCGGCGCGTGGTGTGACGTGCTGCAGGGTACGTCATCCCGGATCTGCAATCAATTGCAGGTCTGGGAAGTTCGCGGTCGCTCCCGGCTGACCGGCATCCCAAAATGAAGTCCTACGTTCATAGTAGCTTAAATAGGATATAATTTATCTTGATCGGGGTGGTTGATCGACTTTTCCTTACGCCCTGTCAGAATTGTCATTGATAGGCCGGTTTGTCCTTGGCAAAATACTGTATGCATGTACAGTATTTGTGACAAAGAAAAGAAGACCAGGGGTGGTGATGAGAGAAAAATCGACGGCGAGCCCGCGCTGTAAGCCAGGCGATATAGCGAAAATCAAAGAAGCATGGAACCCGGCCCTAATTGGAAGGATCGTGCTGATTAAGGCCGCTCATTCAGACACTGAGTGGCTTGTTACGCTGCTTGGGGAGCCGGGTTTGACACTGACAAAAAACAGAAAACGAATTGTCGCCAGCAATCGCGCACTTGCATACGACTCCGCACTCGAGCCTATCCGGGCTGTCGATCCAGATGGGATGGGACACTCTATGGTTGTAGGTGAGGAAGAGCGCCGTCGTTGTTGGTGGGATCTGTAAATGCGATTGTCGCGATCAGGGACTTGATTGACCTGAATACATCGGGCGAAAGGCCGCTCGCGTCGGCGTTCACAATAACGTCGACAAGGGATAACGCCTCGGGACTCAGGCTTTTCCACAATTGGGGCATGGTGGGGGGGGGGCTCGCCGTAGTGTGCGAAGCGTCCCGTCCAATAAGGTCGACCGCACTTTTCCCAACAGTCTTAGCAATGATGTCGACAGTCGAAAGCTGAACGTCTTTATCGCCAGAGCGAACCCGATTGACGGTGCGCGCAAAGCTATCGGCGCTTTCAACAAGGCCGAGGGTATGCGCGCGCTGGGCAAGCTCACGCCCACTGGCAAATTTCCGTCCGTCACCGATCAGTTCATCGACGGCAATTCTCAAGTTTTCGCGTAGGTCACTCATGTCCCAAAGAATATTGAGTTGTTCGGGACTTATGTGTCTTGTTTGATGGGACAAATAAGTCTATTATCGTGCCATGAACGAACTAGACCTCATCCGATCATGGCTTTGGAAACGGCGCGGGCAGTGGACCCGAATTGCCTTGAGCATCGGTCTTAGCCCAAAGACTATTCAACGCGTTGCGCGGGGAGAGGTGTCATCTGTGAGCCTGCGCACCTATGTCGTATTGCGTGACGCCATGCTCGCTCAACAGAAGGAGCTCGCGGGATGACGCCCTCGGGTTCAATGAAGTAAGGGGCGAAATCGCTTTCAGTTATTTTATCTTGTTTGGGTTAACGATATCCTATTGGGCATGCTGTCCCTTACGGGCCAGCGGAAGGAGTCAACGTGACAAATACTAACGACAAGTGCGCTGTGACGATCGAGGCAAGTCCCATTGGAACGGGGCGCGTCTTGATTGATGGTATTGAAGTCCGGTGCGTCCAGAGCGTCAACGCGCGCTTCCGAGCTGGGCAGGGGCCGGTAGTGGAACTGGGATTGGTCGCTGATGGCGGCACCCAGATCCACTACGACGGCGCGAACCTCTACGTCGAAGAAACTGCCATGCCCGCGGCACTCGAAATCGCTCTGTGGAAACACCTCGCGAAGAAGTACGGCCGCGAAATCGACGTTACAACGATGAGTTCGTCGACGCGCGATTACTGCCTCGTTGGCGACTAGATTCGCGTGATCTCGACGCCGCTTCGCACGAGTCGAAAGACATTTTCCGAGACGCGGTTCAGTGGCTCACCGTTCGAAAGTCGATATTCCTTGAGTTTTCGAGTCGCTTACCCAACAGAAGGAGACTTCATGAAGCGCATGTACGCGCGTTTCGTCCTGTGGCTGATTCGGCCGGCGCTCAACTTGCGGACTGAGCGCCAGAAAGCCGCGGTCCGTTACTACGAGGCAGCTATCGGATCGACTGGGCCAAGTTGGAGAAGCCTTCGGAATACCGTTCAAACGACGACAGGACGCCATCGCCGGCCCGTTCGCTGTTGAGCAATGTCACACGAGCCACCTCAAGTGCTTGAGTGTGCTCCGTGATGAACCGATTGAGTTGATCTTTGGACATCGACCGAAGTAGAGCGTCAACGACTGCAAGAAGCGCCATGTTTTCGCCCTTCAGTTCGCAGATCCGATCAGCCACGTCTTTTAGATCCTTCATGGGGGTCCCCGTATGGAAATGGTTGTGTGAGAGCTGCCAATTCTAAGACGAAAGCTCGGGACCCTCGCCCAATGCAGTAGATCGCGCCTGCATGGCGCGGTTGAGGAAATTGAATTTTCGTTCGCACCATAGGGACACACTTTAGTAGTCCTTACCGCGACAAACAACGTTCAGATGAGGATTGAATGAACATCATCGACGCCGCATACGCGGTTGTTCACGATTACCCGGGCGGCAGTGAGTCGCTCGCGCCGCGTCTCGGTATGTCGGCGGCGGTGCTGCGGAACAAGGTGAACCCGAACAACGCTACGCATCACCTCGGGCTTGCTGACGCGGTTCGCGCGACGGACGTGACCAACGACGATCGGATGCTCGAAGCGTGGGCTGGCGAGCGTGGCTACGCGCTCGTGAAATTGCCGAGCGCCGTTGACTGCTGCGACGCCGCGATCGTCGAGCTGATGGGCAAGGCGTGGTCGACGCACGGCGACGTCGGGCAGGAGATCGTGAAGACGCTTGAAGACGGCCGTGTCGAGCGGCACGAGATCGAGCGCGTGGATCACCGAATTTTCAAGCACGCACAGGTGCTTCTCGATATCTCCGCGCGGCTGCGCGGCATGGCCGAATGAACCGCCTGCTTGTGAATTTGTTCAATTTCCAAGATCGCAAGCTTGACGAGATTCGGTGCGCCGCATCGGTCTCGAACTGCCGTATTGCCAAGGGCGAGCTGGCGCGCTTCGTTCAAGCCGATCGAGCAGTTTGGGCAACGCGCGTGTCATGTACTGGACGGAGTGTCTGCCGAATTAGCGTCTGCTTGTCCCAACCTAAGTCGAATTTTCTCGGGAAGAGTGTAGAGATAAGTCAGCAGCAGTCTCGTGAATTCCATAAGCTCGGTGGCCGACTCGCGTGTAAATTCTTCTTCCTCATGCAAGGCATCGTTGCCGTCAAGGCGGACCCGATGCGCCCAGATTTTCAGATCCTGCGTGATCTTGCCAGCGTCCGCGAGCCTGTCGATTCGCTTCTCGAGTTTCCACGCTTCAATGTCCGGGCTGAACTTCTTGAGGGCAATTTCCAAACAGCGCCGAAACATAGCTGCGGCGGGTGTGAAATCGCTTCGACTCAGACATCGCGCCCCTTGCTCATATGCTCTACCCGCAGCCTCCGGGACGTGCTCCGGAGCTGGCGATTGCTCTGCCTCTGGAAACACTGCTGCTACGAAATAGCCCGGTGCCAGCATCAGGTTCCCAACGTATGCCTTCGGGTTGTAGTTCGGCGATGGGCTTCGGACTTTCGCATATATAGCGAGTCCGCATGCCGGGCAAATGGCGAGGAGGTTCCACAGACTGCCTTGCGTCGGATGTGGTTGTGCGAAGGCGACGTCAAACGCTGCTCTTGTTGCAAGGCAATGAGGACAGTCGTGGACGATGGTGGCCATGAGTTGGTCTCTCTCAGTACTGGAACGGGCGCGTTTCTGAGCGCAAATCATATCGCATCCGCAGTACAGCCTTTCATGCGGGAGGTGATTGCATGAGCGAGCGCCCGATCCTTCATGTCGTCTCATTGTCCGGCGGCAAGGACAGTACCGCGACGCTGTGCGTCGCACTCGAACAGCACGGTTCGGAGAACGTGCGTGCTGTGATGGCGGATACCGGAAACGAGGATGAGCAGAACCTCGAATACGCGCTCGACTATTTGCCTCGCGCGCTCGGTATCCCGGTGGACGTAGTGCGGGCCGACTTCACTGACGAATTTGCGACAAAGCGAGCGAACCTTGCGCGGATCGCCGCCGGCGAACCTGAGTCAGCCGTGTACGGCAAGCGCGAGTTCATGTACCGCTGGACGCCCGAGGCGGCCGCACGAGCGCTTGAAGTGCTACATCCGACCGGAATCCCATTCCTTGACCTTTGCCTTGTCCGCGGCGGATTTCCATCACGCAAGCGGCAGTTCTGCACGCAGTACCTGAAGACCGAGCAACTTGTCGGCTACGCATTGCGTGAGATCGACCGCGGTTACGCGGTGTGGTCGTGGCAGGGCGTTCGCATTGACGAGAGCGATTCGCGTCGAGAGCGTCTTCAGGGTACGGGCGCGTGCGTGAAGGCATTCGAGGTGGTCGGCGGCGGCCTTTTCAATTACCGCCCCATTCTGCGCTGGAGTGCCGCCGACGTATTCGAGGCGCACGCTGCGGCCGGCATTCGACCAAATCCGCTGTACCGGCAAGGCATGTCGCGCGTTGGCTGCATGCCATGCATCAACGCCGGGAAGTTGGAACTGCGAGAGATCGCGCGCCGGTTTCCCGAGCACGTCGAGCGCATCGCGGAATGGGAGCGTCTCGTGTCCGAAGTCTGCCGGCCGGGTAGCCCAGTCTCGTTCTTTCATCAGGGCACAACGGGCCATACGGGACAGGCGTCCACGATTTGGAAGGTCGTCGACTGGTCGAAGACGAGCCGCGGCGGCCGTCAATACGACCTTCTCGCGGACGCAGAACCTGCGACGGCATGCTCGTCCGCATACGGGCTCTGCGAATAGCTCCACACACCAACTATCTCAACAGGAGCCACTGATGGCCAAAAATTCAATCGACGTCTACGGGGCATCGGGCAAGGGCAACGTCCTTTCGATGGACCCCGACAAGCTGACGCTCGTCACGGACCCGAAGCACCCGCTGTACGACCGGCGTGTACATCAGGCGCCGAACCCGAAGACGGTTCGAAACTACCGCGCGCAGGGCGTGCTTGAGCCGGTGCTCTTCTACAAAGACCCGGAGACGGGCGAGAACCTCGTGATCGACGGCCGTCGCCGAGTGATTAACGCGCGCGAGCTGAACCGTCAATTGATCGAGGCGGGCGAAGAGCCGATCACGATTCCGGCGATCCCGAAGCGCGTGATGCGCGACAGCGACAAGTCGTTCGTCGGAATGATGGTCAGCACGAACGAGATCCGCGAAGAAGACTCGCCGATCAATCGGGCCGAGAAGATGGCTCGCATGCTCGACGTCGGCCACACCGAGGATGCTATCGCCGTCGCGTTCGGTGTCGAGGTGCCGACCGTGCGCTCTGCTTTGAAGCTGCTCGACTGCTGCATGGCGGTGCGTGACGCTGTTGAGGCGGAACAGATCACTGTGTCGCACGCGCTGAAGCTTGCGAAGCTGTCGCCCGACGAGCAACGCGCGAAGGTTCAGGCGTTGATCGATGCCGCTGACGGCAAGGAAGGGCACGCGCGCTCGCGTGCGCAGAAGGCCGTGCTCGGCGGTACGGCGGCACGCGTACGTCCGCGTAAGCAGATTGAGGCGGCGCTCGCGGAGGCGACGGGCGAGCGCTTGGCGGCGCTGCGATGGGTGCTCGGTATTGACGACGCGGAAAGCGCACAGGAGGCCGCCGAATGAGTTTCGAGCACCTCAACCGCGCTATGCGCGAGCAGTTCCCGCCGACAGCCAAGGTGATCCTGATCTTTCTGGCGCGGTTGGCCGATGAGCAGGGGAATTGCGATCCGTCGATCGACGCCATTGCGGAATTCGCGGGCGTGACGCGCGTGACCGTGTCGTCGACCCTTCGCACGTTGGAGGAGGCCGGTGCGCTGCGCATTACGCGCCGGCCCGGTCACCCGAGCGCCTATCGCTTGACTCTCGGGAGGGCGTCTTGAATCCGACCGACATCAAAGAGCCAGTTCCGGCGCGCGCTGGCGAAGTGACGCCCGTTGCGATGACAGCTCGCGCAGCGGCCACGCGTACGTGTCTGTCATGTGGCGCAAAGACTGACGCTCACGGCGCGTTGCCGTGCGGGCACTGAGGAGCCTATGAGCGTCAAGGTTATGAACGCGGTGTTCGAGCGCTATCCGGAAGGCGGCGGCGAGATGATTCTCGCGCTGGCACTTGCGGACCATTCGCACGACGACGGGACGCACATCTATCCGAGCGTCGACAAGTTGGCTGCGAAGACGCGCCAATCGCCGCGTGCAGTGCAGTACCAGCTTCGCCGGATGCAGCAGTCGGGCTGGCTAATACTCGTGAGCGAGTCGAAGGGCGGGCGTGGGAATACGCGCGAATACCGAATCAATTCGGACTGGATAAACGGTGCAGAACTTGCGCCCATTTCGTCGGGTTCAAAGGGTGCAAAAAATGCACCCAATGGAAAGGGTGCAAACGACGACGTAAATGGTGCAACTGACGACATAAAGGGTGCAAATCACAGCACTAAAGGGTGCAAAGCTTTTGCACCCGAATCATCAGGAACCGTCATAGAACCGTCAGAGAACCATCAACCCGCGCGGCGTGCGCCGCGAGTTGCGTTGCATGGCGAACTGCGATCAATCGAGCTGCCCGACTGGTTGCCCGTCGACGCGTGGCTCGACTGGTGCGAGCACCGCGAGGCGAAAGCGGCGGAGAAGTCGGCGCCGTGGACACGCCCGGCGGCGAAGGTGTCGCTGCGCCGCCTCGAGAAGCTGAGAGAGCTTGGGCATGCCCCGGCGGACTGCATCGACGAAGCGGTGCTGCGCGGCTGGACGGGGCTGTTCCCGGTGAAGTCAGACAGCACGGCGACGAGCGGACAGGACGTTCCTGCCGACTGGCACAAGAGCGCGCAGGGTGTCACTGACCGCGGTAAGCAACTCGGCATCGAGCAGCGCGAGGGCGAAGTGTTCATGCGTTTTAAGGCGCGCGTCGTCAAGGCGGACGGGCCCGGCGAGGCGATGGAGGAAATGCTGCGCGAGGCTGCCCGCTTCGGGAATGAGACCTACGAGCAGTTGTACCGGTACTTCAACGACATCCCGCGCGATCAGGAGGCGACGTGACGAAGCGCGCTTCACGGCCGCTCGTCGTTCCCGAGGGTACGGCGATGGTTGGCACGGCACGCGTGCGCGACGACCGAACTATCGGTCGCAGCTTCGCCGAGCGCGAGCTGGCGCGCCGCACGGGCAAGCAGCCGAACTCCGAATTCGACGAAATCGCATCCGGCGACCTCGACCGGCCACTCTTCACGCCGGTAACGACGGCGAAGCGCTCGAAGTACCGCAACACGAAGTGCGAGCACGACGGCATCAGGTTCGACAGCAAGCGCGAGCGGTCGCGATGGTTCGAGTTGATCAAGCAACAAGACGTCGGGCTGATCAGCGGTCTTCGGCGTCAAGTGGCGTTTGAGCTGATCGCGCGTCAGCGGCGTTCCGACGGTTCGATCGAGCGAGCAGTCGAGTACGTTGCCGACTTCACCTATCGCAATTCGGTGGGTGAGCTTGTGGTCGAGGACGTGAAATCAGCGGTGACACGGAAGAACAAGGACTACGTCATTAAACGAAAGCTGATGCTCCGAGAGCACGGCATCACGATTCAGGAGGTCGAGTGAAGAAGACGGTGAGCTTGAGCACGGGGAACTGGCTGATCTGCGATTGCTTGAAGCGGAAGGCCGGCCGCCGCGGGCTGACGATTGAGCAGATCGGATACGAAGCGTCGATGACGACTGATACGGTGAAGGGGCGCATACGAAACCTTCTCGGCAAGAAGTATGTTGAGCGCATCGAAGGCTCGCGCCCCACGACGTACCGCTGCTTGCTCAAGGAACTTCCGCCGCCGACTGAGTCGCCGCAAGAGAGGCTCTTGAAGCGAGCAGCCGAACAGCATCGAGAACGTAACGCGGCGATCGCGCACGCAGCATTCGCCATGGACCGGATGATTCGTTCCTGCGCAGTCGTTGCGCAACGCGATCGGCGCCAATGAAGCGAACGGGATTCAAACGAAAGCCGCATTCGCCGTTCAGCAGCCTGACGCGAACGGCGACGCTGAAGCGTCAGAAGGCGATCGTGAAGCGGATCAAGCGGCCGACCGTCGCCGAGGGTTCGAAGTATTTGGCGGCGTGCCGCGGCGAACCGTGCTTTCTGCGTGTGCCGGGTGTGTGCCGTCTTAACCCGCTAGACGAAACCGTTGTGCCGTGCCACTCGAACCAATCGCGCCACGGGAAGGCCGGGGCGATGAAGGCGAGAAACGAATTTACGGTTCCCGGTTGCGGCGCGTGTCACGCGTGGATCGATCAGAACCGGGTCGGCACGCCGAAGCAGGCCAAGTTCGATGTGTGGGATCGGGCATATGAGGAATGGGAGCCGGTACGGGCTCGAAAGATGGGAGAAGCAAATTGCCAGTGAGGATGTGGGTTGAGATTCCGGACGGCTCGTATAGCGTACCGAGACATCGCGGACGTGGCGGAATTATCGTCTGTGAGCGGAAGCGCGAGATCGACGCGACAGTATTTCGAATCGCTCGAATCGCAACCGTCAAGCGCCAGTTGGCCGCGGCCGTCGAGGTGGATGCGTTTATTCCCGAAATGCACCGATCGCGCATCCCGGAGTGCGATGGCCGTTGGGTGGAGCCGGGCGTTTTCCGGACGAAGGCATACGTGCATCGCAATAGGCATTCGGGCGTGCTCGGCGCATTCATTGAGAGCGGAGATAGCGCATGGGACGTGCGGGGGATGTCGTGAGCGCTCATCTCTACTTCAATATGAGCGACATCGTGGAACCGGTGGCAAAGATGGCGATACGGAGAAGTGAAGCGCTTACCGGGAACAGGTTCATTGCATTCCCCGGCTGTCCGCTCGAGGGTGTCGAGCTCGACGACGGCCAAATCGAAATGCGGTTTCCTCGAAGCGAGGAGATACGTACGGTCTTGATCAACTGGCTGGTGTACTGGGGCACCCCGTTCCGCGTTCTTCCATGAGACAACAGATGGATTTCATTTTCGACAGCACTCGCCAAGCGCTGCACGTGTCGTTCATGATTCTGGCGAGCGAGCCACGCGCGAAGAACGTGCTTCGAACGGCGCTTATTCGGGCAATGGAGCTCGAGCCCGAGCTGTCCGAGGAACAGCGCAAATGGCTCGGGCAACTGACCGGATCGGCCGCTGACTCTACAGTGAATTTCAGCGGGCTCGACACGGCGGAAGTGCGGGCGCAGTGTGCTGCCGTGGTGAGCGCGGTCCGCACGAAGCTGATGGACGTCGAGCGATGGGCGGTGATGGCGCGTTTTGGTCAAATGGGGGACACGCGAGACGACGACGGCGTGAAGCGCTACTACTTCCTCTCCGAGCGCGCCGAAGCGATCCAGAGCCTGTCGCGTTGGCTGGAGCCGTCGTTTCCGGGCATTTCGATTCTTGCGCTCGACTGTCTGCTCGCCCGGCTGTATGCGAACCACGCGCGGGCGACGATTAGCTTCCGTGATCTCGAACGCAGCTTCGGTGCGAGCCACATGACGTACAAGCGCACGTACGAGAAAATCGAACAGCGCATGCGAGAAGTGGAGGCTCTGGCAGTGAATCGCCTCACGCCATACTTCGAAGTGACCGGGCTGACAACTCGTACAGTCGAATCCGTATGATGAGGACCTTCGGCAGGGCCGACGCGACGTTATCACACTGGTGCCGTAGAGAGTGTTTTAATGGACTATGGTCGCACCCAGCGACTGGGGGCGCGCTGCATGAAGCGGAAAATGGGGACAGCGTTTCCGATGCGCAGGCGCAGTATCGTTCATATGGACTGCTGTTTCTGGCCGTTCGCAGAGGGCATTGAGTTCGAGTCTAGCCCATAGATTTGAGATAGGATTTCCGCGACCAGTTCAATGGTTCCCAGCACTTGGTTCGTCAACATCGACGAGCCATGAGCCAACTCATTTCGCAAACTGGGAAGGTTCTTTCGCAGTATCTGAGCGAGGTCCCAACTCTGATCCTCTGGGACGATGTTGACTGGCTCGTCCTCGTCGATTTCCGCGCTCGTCAGTTCCTGAGCGATCATGGTCTGGATAATTTCCATTGATCGGCGCTCCCGTGCATGATCTTTTGCCGCCCTATGCCAGCGGCGGAAGCCTTCGTTTCGGATAAGCCCCTGGTCTATCGCATAACCCAGCAAACCAGCCAGCATCGGTCGTGGTTGTCGCGGTCGCTGATACGGCTCAGGCAGTCTGCCGGGAAGGCGGACTCTGAGCCCAAACTCCAGGGCGAACAACGCCTGGCTTTGAGCCACCGGGAAGAAGCGGTACACGTGCCACGCATAGAGGTATAGATTACGAGCTGTCTCGAATTGAATGGCTACAGGCTCCGGCACGTCGGCGGTGAGCTGAATGGCCTCAATGTCGCGATGGTGAGCAACCAATGACTCTAGAGGAGCCCCGGCCATTACTGGCGTCCGCGGGTCTGGTGCCGCCGCGGTGTCAGGGCTCCGCAAACTTTCGGCAGTGTTCATGATGGTCGATTTCACGACGACGAACTGTGCTGCTGATAATCTTGCGCGTTTTGCCCGTGATGCGCCAGATCTGGACGTTTGCGTCACCGCCCATGGTGACGCTCGCCATAATGGTGCGCTGGAATGGCTGGCTGGGCTTAAATCCCGGCCATCCTCATGAGCAGCGCAGCAGTATTTGAATTCGAAGCGCCTTGATTGTTTGCGACGCGATTTTGCATAACAAAATGAACGTTGTACGGTGGAGATAATGAATTGACCCATCCGACAGTCATGCCACTCGTACGGCAGGTGCAATAGATGATGTCGCACTTGGCCGCAACGAATGCGGAAAGGCTCTGCAGTAGTCGCGAGTTCGGGTCGCCCTGACTCTCTATGCCTACTATCCAACCTTTGACTCCACGCATGATGACTGAGATGTCGCGTGTTTTACTATGGTCGGATTGGATATTGGCCACTGGGTATTTAATTTGAAGCGCTTGATATAAATAAATGAGCGTGGAGGACTTGCCACAGTTTCCTGGGGCCTGCAATGCAAATAGATTTGGCATGTCTTTTCCTTCTATCGGATTGGCGTAACATATGTTGCAAACTCTACGATTAAACCGTAATTAAGTGGACGCGCGCCGTCTTGCTGCGAGTACCATTTTGCCACCGGAAGATCTGGCGCACCTGAGTTTGCCGCGCGACATTGACCCGGTTATTCATGATCTCGATGACTGGGGCGAATGCGTCACTGTGACCGCGTTCTGTCTGCCATAATCGACGGGGCGCGACCGGAAGCGTTCAGCCCGACCAACATATGTTGGTCGGCCGCTTTCGTCCCGTTTCGGTTGTTCATCCTCCCGCATACTGAACAGTGTGTTCCGAATGTGTATCGGTCGTTTCGTTAGTGAGGGCGCCTATAGGCTGCACGCAACAATCGGGATTCCATTGACACCAGTTGTTAGTGGCGCTTTTTGCAGCAGGCGACTGAGGTGAAACCTCCATTCCCGCCATTCGCCAGTTAGCTAGAACTGTTATTGCCAGTTAGGCAGATTGTCACATGCCCGCAGCAGCATTTCGGCATATGAAAATGCAACTCGCCGGACTGATTCGCGGGTTATGAGGAAGGTCCAGGTGAAGAATGCGCCAAGATCCACAATCAGTGCGACCTTGGTCCCAATGTTCGCTTCGACGATCTTTGTGGCCGATATTCCTGTCGCCGACAGCACGCCTGATGCGGCGAGTGTCCATGCCATCGCCAGCACGGCAATCAAGACACCAATGGGCTTTAGACCTAGACAGTTGCGGCGGAACCCATAATTGACGTTTTCCTTGAACACAAACGGAAACCTTATCCGGTCCTGCGTCTTACCAAGTAGCCATTGTGTTCCGCTCTGATATACGCCATCAGCAGCAACAGGGTCGGCAGCTTCTTCCTCGATTGTCGGAAACGCGATCTCAAGGTGTCTCTCCAGAAAGCCGTGTACCCGCTTCTTTGTCACCGGGTCGATCGTTGTATCTCGATGTCGCAGAATTTGCGTCGTCGGCTTGCCTCCCCATGACGAGAAGAGCGCCGGCTCGAGCCGCTTGCCAAGATCGCGAGACACTGACATCAGCAGGAATAGGCCGCCGAACGACGTTACCAGCGTTATCAGCGCCGGGTTAAGGCTCGGCGCGGCTCCGTGCACGCCAGCTGCAACTGCTACAACGGGCAGCAGGCAGATCAGCGCAGGATAGAGTCGCGCAGCGCGATCGTACGCGTCTACGAAGTTGTCAAACAGATTTACTCCCATGCTTCGACCTTTGCCGAAAACTCGAGATAGTCAGTGCAGATTGACCAGCCCTCGCGGTTGGGAGTGTTGTTATAGTGCCATTTGGCTGTGCCTTTTGTTTTCAAAACCTTGAAGCCACGGCGAAGAAACGCATTCACAACCACCTGGCGCGGATGTGTCTCGCATTTCTTGCCGACGGAAGCGATGGCCGTGCCTCGGCTTCCGTCGGTCTGATTACGGCGTTTGCCAAATAGACGATCGAGCACGGTCGTCGATACGTTGTTTCGACTACCATGATGAGGTATCTGAGCAAACGTTACTTGCGTTGGCATGTTGATCCCTTGGGACTCGGCATAGGCTGCTGCCGCATTGAGTGCGCGCACACCTGCATCGCCGGTCAGGAGTATTCCTTTGGCTGCAATCGATGCAAAGAGGACAACGCTGCTTTCATTTTCCGCGCTGGTCGATACATCTTCCCGAAGTGTTTCTACGTCCCACTTCTCTTCGATCCAGTCGAATGCCTTGGCGACCAGTCCCTTGAGCATGGCGCCCAGCCCATCCATCGCCTCCGAAGCGGAGGACTTCTTTAATTCGGGTGACTTCTCGAATTCAGGGACCAGCGTATGGACATACCAGTTGCGTTCTGGAGATAACACGCGGAAATAGCCGCCGATCATCGCGCCGGCGATTGGCTCGCAAACCTTGATGCCTTTGTTCTTGGCCAACATTTCGAGTTCATACGCCGCAGCCATCTTGTCCTGAAGGCGTGCAGCAAGGCTGTCGCTGGTGATACGGCCATCATGAAAGTATTCAAGAATCTCTTTCGAGTAATTCCACGGCTGGTGCATCCACAGCTCTCCAACCTCCAACTCTTCGAGCACGACTGACAGGCCTGATGTGTGGTCTTGGTCCGGATGTGAATTGACGACATAATCGACACGCTCTGTTTGGTAGTGCGTGCGAATGTGATTCACGAGCGCCTTGCCTGATTCCTTAGTCCCTCCGTCGTACACCATTACCTTGTAACTACCCGGGGTTCCGAAGCGGAGTGCGATAGCATCGCCGTTTTTCTCACCTTCGCCTACTGCCAGAACATCAATTTCATATTGTTCTTCCGACATGGTCTGTCCCCTGTGGTTTGGCTGCTACATGTATAGATGCGCCTCGGTATTTTTCGTTTTTCAACCGTGCCGCAACGTCTTGCGGAGGAGCTCGCGCGAATTCTTGAACGTAGCGCATGGTGTCTTACGGCTTGGTGTCATCGTGAATTATTTTTGATGCCCCGTAGACCCCAGTGAATGCGTGTTTGTCCAGACTATAGGGCAAATATTTTTCAACGGCTAAATGAAGTTGAATAGGGAATTTCAGCATTATCGATAACCCTATTTTGCCCCTTGTTCGAGTGCGATTTACGGTTTTGCAAGCTAACAGTGCAGCGCGAGCGTGATCGCCAAATTTCGATCGGTCCACTACCGACGAGGGGCGATAGCCTCCGTCCGCCGGTGCCGCTCTTCCTCGATTACGGTTGGCCGCTGGAGAGGGGCCGCCGTTCGTCCTCGCACTCGAACGGCGGGTGGCGAAACGAAGCCGACGGTGATCGTACGATCGATGGCGAGGACTGCGACGGTCGTTTCTTGTCTAACATCTGCCGGATGGGCGATGTCCATGGCACCGTTTCCGCTGTTCGTCACATTCGGAAGTGGGCGTAACGAAATACGGAGCGTGATTTGCAACAGCGCTCGAAATACCCACTTGACACTCGTGTTACAGCAGTATATGATTTTTGGCATGCTGCATAAGTTGTATGCGAGAAGCTCCGCCGGTCCGCCGTGCGGGGCTTTTTCATTTTTCGATATATTCACGACGCCGGACGCGGGGTGCGCCCAAATGAAGCCCTGAGTGCGAAAGCTCTCGGGGCTTTTTGTTAAACTGACCCAGTTGAGCGAATGCGCAGGCTGATGCGCTACGAGGGCGTCACGGACCCACGAGCCCCTGAAATCGACATGAGTCCATGCCGGAGATCAGTACCGGCCGCTCGAGCAAAAAGCCCGCAAGGTGAACGCCTCGCGGGCTTTTTCGTTTCCGCGCCCGGAACTGATATGGCTGTTCTGATGTTTCGCCGTCGTCCGCACTGGGAGCGTGCGGCTGTGGCGGTCATCGAGTTCATGCGACTGCATTACGCAGATCGACGAGACGAGCGACATTGCGTTACGACTGTGCAGGCGGCGACTCGATCAAGTCGTCGACGGGCACGGCAAGTGCGCTGGCGATCTTAGACAGCACGTCGGTAGTACCGACGCGCTGCCGGGTTTCGATTTGGCTGAGATACGGTTTGCTGATGCCGGCTGCTGCGGCGAGCGCATCTTGCGTCATGCGCAGATGATTGCGCCAAGCTCGAACAGGGTGATCGCCCGCTAGTTCAGCATCGAGCACAGCGGCCGGGATGCGGCGGCCGTCGTCGCTTGCCTTGGCCTGCGCGTAGAGCGCTTCATCTTCGAGGTCTTCGATCAGGTCCTTCACGCGGTCCCACAGTTCGATGGGGACCACGGCAAAGGCCCGGTGGCCGTCCTGCTCGATAAATTGAACTTCGGTCATTTGTAGGCACCTCCACGGGGTTTGACGGCCAGCACAACGATCACGACGCGGCCATCTTCGATTTCGTACAACACACGCCAATCGCCAACTCGGAGCCGGTAGCCGGGCTGGCCCGCCAACTTTTTCGCGTTCGGATTCGGTGCGTAGGGGTCAACTGCCAGTGCATCGATCTTTGCCCGAATCGTCGCCGAAATGTTGCGCGGCATTGCCTTGAGGGCTTGGGCGGCTTGTTTGGTGAATTCGATTGAGTGCATGAACGCATGTTAGCACATTGCTAACAAACATGCAAACAAAGTTAGCGGATTTGTAGAGATGGCACGACGCCCGATGAAGCCGTGCAAGCACCGGGGGTGCGGTGCGCTCGTCGCGGATGGTAAGTCGCACTGCGCTCAACATGCGCACGAGGCCGTCAAGTGGACGTCCGACGCGGTGCGCGGCAATCGTCATGCGCGGGGATACGGAACCGCGTGGGACAAGATCAGGCAGCGCATCTTACGCCGCGACAGCGGCCTCTGTCAGCCCTGTTTGCAAGCAGGGCGCGTGACTGTCGCCACTGCGGTTGACCACGTTATTTCGAAGGCGCGGGGTGGCACCGACCACGACGAGAACCTGCAAGCGATCTGCCGTGACTGTCACGCGGCGAAGACGGCGCGCGAGCGGTTGAGGTGACGTGGTGGTGGCTGCGCCCGTCGTTGCCCGCCCGGCGTATGCGCCGGGCGGGGAGGGGGGTGAAAAAGTCTAGGAGGTGTCGCCTCCGGGACCGCCCGCTTCGTCAAATTTTCACGCCCGCGAAATTAAAAATTCAGGAGTTTGCCAGTGGGAGGTATCGCGACAGTGCCGGGCCGGGGCAGAAAACCCAAGCCGACGGCACGGAAAATCGCTGCGGGAAATCCCGGTAAACGCGCGCTGAATAAGGACGAGCCAGACTTCGGCTTGGTCACGAACATCGAGCCGCCGGACTGGATTGTCGGCGAGGCGCGGGGCATGTGGGAGCGCGTTGTGCCGCTGCTTTGTGGACAAAACATCTTGCAAGTGACCGACCTGCACATTGTAGAAATCTTCTGTGCGGCCTACGGCAACTGGAGGACCGCCCAGGACGATTTGACTCGCAACGGCCCTGTCGTCGACAGCTCGCAAGGCAGTCCGATGAAGAATCCAGCTGCGACCGTTGTGAAGGAAGCGGCGGCGCAAATGGCGAGTTTCGGCGCAATGCTGGGGCTCGACCCGGCGAGCCGGCAGCGCCTGGTCGGCGCAAAGCCGAAAACAACGGACAACCCTTTCGCGAAGCTGCTCGGCAAATGATTGGAAGACATGGCGACGAATTTCCCGCGCGTAGAGCAAGGGCTCAAGTTCGCGCGAGAAGTCGTTCGGGGCAAGCGCTCCGCTTGTCGGTATGTGCAACTCGCTTGCAAGCGCCACCTTGACGACCTTGCTGCGAGCCGAAAGAAGGACTTCCGCTGGAAGTTCGATCCGGAGGTGGCCGAGCGGAAGCTCGCACTCATTGAGCTGCTGCCGCACACGAAGGGCGAGTGGGCGTTCAAGGGGCAACTGGTAACGCTAGAGCCGTGGCAGAAGTTCGGCCTGATGGCGACGTTCGGATGGCTTAATAAGCGCACCGGCAAGCGCCGGTTTCGAGAAAGCTACTGGGAGGTCCCGAGAAAGAACGGCAAATCGGTGATTGCCGCGGGCGTTGGCATCGGTATGTTCGTCCTCGACGACGAGTTCGGTGCGGAGGTATATGCGGGCGCGACGACCGAAAAGCAGGCGTGGGAGGTATTTCGTCCGGCACAGCTGATGGTCAAGCGTTCGCCCATGCTGATTGAGTCGGCTGGAATCGAGGTGAATGCCTCGAACATGAACAAGCCAGCCGACGGCAGCCGGTTTGAGCCGATCATCGGCAACCCGGGCGATGGCGCGTCGCCGTCGTGTGCGATCGTAGACGAGTATCACGAGCACGACAGCGCGGCATTGTACGAAACGATGCTGACTGGCATGGGCGCGCGTCGACAGCCGCTCATGTTCATCATCACGACTGCGGGCGCGAACATCGAGGGGCCGTGCTTCGACAAGCGCAGGCAGGTGATCGAAATGCTCGAAGGGACGGTGCCCGACGACGAGCTCTTCGGCTGGATTTGGACCATCGACGAAGGGGACGATTGGACCGATCCGCGCGTGCTGGCGAAAGCCAATCCGAACATCGGGATCTCGGTCTATCAGGAGTATCTCGAAAGCCAGCAACAGCGCGCAATCAAGTCTGCACGCTTCACAAACACGTTTAAGACGAAGCATTTAAACGTCTGGACGTCGGCCAAGGCTGGCTATTTCAACCTCGAAGACTGGAAAGCATGCGAAAACCGATCGCTGACCCTCGAGCAGTTCGAGGGGCAAGATTGCGTGCTTGCGCTCGACATGGCGCGCAAACTCGACCTGAACAGCATGGCTCGGCTTTTCTGGCGCGACATCGATGGGCGGCGGCACTACTTCTGCGTTGTGCCGCGGTTCTGGGTGCCCGAAGACACTGTGCGCAATACCGAAAACCGCCGTATGGCGGAGCGATATCAGGCATGGGTCAATCAGGGCGTTCTGCTCGAAACGGACGGCGCGGAGATCGACTATCGCGACATTCTCGAGGAGGCGAAGGATGCGAACCGGTTGTGCCCGGTGCAATGTACTCCGCTCGATCCGCATGGCGCGACGAATCTGGCTCATCAGCTCGAGGACGAAGGGCTGACGCCGGTCACGATCGTGCAGAACTACACGAACATGTCGGACCCAATGAAGGAGCTTGAGGCGGCGATTACGGCGGGCCGATTCCATCACGACGGCAACCCGATCATGACATGGTGTATCAGCAATGTCATCGGCAAGAACCTGCCGGGCAACGATGACGTGGTGCGCCCGATCAAGCAGGGTAACGACAACAAAATCGACGGTGCTGTTGCGCTGATTATGGCGATAGGTCGAGCCATGCTGGCCGATCGAGTCGATTCTGAGTCGATCTACGATCAAGGAGTAGGCGTTTGAATTCAATTGGCATTGCGGCTTGGGTGGCCGGCCTGCTTGGGTTTGCGTTGCTTGTGACCGGCGTGGCAATGATCAGCTTGCCGGTCGGCTTGATCGTTGCGGGCGTCCTGCTTTTGATGTGGGCGTTTCTGGCGGATCTGGCGTCGGCCCGCGCCGCACGTGCAGTCCCGTCGAAGGAGTAGCCCATGTTTTTCAGTAGGCAATTGCTGTCCAACGGCGGTCAGGCGCAGATGGGCGGTGGAGGATGGGTATCGGCACTGTTAGGTCGCTCCCGGTCGGAATCCGGTCAGGTCGTCACCCCCGCAAGTGCGTTGTCGCTGACGGTCCTGCAAAACTGTGTCACGCTTCTTTCGGAGAGCATCGCGCAGTTGCCGATCGAGCTGTACGAACGCTCGGGCGACGACAGAAAGCCGGCGATCGATCATCCCCTGTATTCGATCCTCAAATACCAGCCGAATCCGTGGCAGACGCCGTTTGAGTTTCAGGAGCAGTCACAGGTAGCTGCCGGTCTTCGCGGCAACAGCTACAGCTTCATCGATCGCGATCAAGACGGTGTCATTCAAGGGCTGTATCCGCTGGATAACGAGGCGGTCACGGTCATGAAAGGCGCGGACCTGATGCCGGTCTATCGGGTCTATGGGTTCGATCCTATGCCGAGGCGGATGGTGCATCACGTTCGCTGGATGTCGATCAACGGTTACACAGGGTTGTCACCGGTCTTGCTTCATGCGAACGCGATCGGGTATGCGCAGGCGATCCAGCAGTACGCCGGCAAGTCGTTCATGAACGGCACGGCGCTGTCGGGTGTGATCGAGCGGCCGAAGGATGCCCCGGCGCTCAAGGACCAAACCAGCGTGGATCGCATCACCGATGGTTGGAACGAAAAATTCGGCGGATCTGGAAACGCGAAGAAAGTCGCGCTTCTCCAGGAGGGTATGACGTTCAAGCCACTGTCGATGACGAACGTTGACGCGGCACTGATTGATGCGCTGCGGCTCTCGGCGCTCGATATTGCGCGGATCTACAAGATTCCGGCCCACATGGTGAACGAGTTGGAGCGAGCGACGTTCAGCAACATCGAGCACCAGTCGCTCCAGTTCGTCATCTACACGCTGTTGCCGTGGGTCAAGCGGCATGAGCAGGCGAAGACGCGCGATCTCCTGTTGCCGTCGGAGCGCAAGCAGTACTTCATCGAATACAACCTCGGAGGGCTGTTGCGAGGAGATCAGTCGTCGCGCTACGCCGCATACGCGGTCGGACGCCAGTGGGGCTGGCTGTCGATCAACGACATTCGGCGGCTTGAGAACATGCCGCCTGTCAAGGGCGGCGACATCTACCTGAGTCCGATGAACATGGTCGACGCGTCGAAGCCGCAGCCGCTTCCTGTCGGCAAAACCGAGCCGACGAAAGCGGCAATCGACGAAATTAGGAGGGTCCTTTCTTGAAACCGCACCTCAGACTGGCAAGTCTGATTTTCAATCAGCCACAGCTCGTTACGGACCCGATGATGTCGCTCGCGGTGCAATGGGCGAATCACGCGCTCAATTTGAACATTGTCAATCTGACCGTGAACGGCATGCAGCCGAAGATCATGGAAGACGACGAATTCGAAAGCGGTGCGCAGATGGCTGCTGCATCGGAGCGCCGGCGTGCCCTGGTATCCGATACCGGCATGGACATCATTCCGGTGTCGGGGATTCTCGTATCGCGATCCGCACACATGAACCCCTGCGAGCCGATGACGAGCTATGAGGGCTTGCGCGCCGCAGTGAATCAGGCGGTCGCAGATCCGGCCGTCGAACATATCGTGCTCGACATCGACAGCAACGGCGGGAGCGCGACCGGCGCGTTCGAACTGGCGGACGACATCCGCGCTGCCTCGTTGATGAAGCCGATCACAGCAATCGTCAACTTCTCGGCTTTCTCGGGCGGCTACCTGATCGCAGCCGCTGCATCGAAGGTGATCGTCAGCCGCACTTCGGGCGTAGGGTCGATTGGCGTCATCGCCAACCATCTCGATGTTTCGAAGCGGGACGAGCTGCAGGGGATCAAGGTGACGTCGGTATTTGCCGGGGACCATAAGAATGATCTCACGCCTCATGAGCCGCTGAGCGACCAGTCTCTTACGTTCCTGACGAGCATGGTGCAAAACAGCTACAAGCAGTTCGTCGATGCAATCGCGAACTTCCGTGGTTTGAGTACGCAAGCGGTAAAGGACACGCAGGCGGGCATCTTCTTCGGACAGAAGGGCGTTGAGGCTGGGCTCGCGGACAGCGTTGAGACGCCACAGGCAGCGATCAATCGCATCGCAGCCGAAGTTCGCGCTTCCCGAGCCGGTCGTCAAAGCTCGAACACGCGCCGTAGCGTTTCGGCCCGTGCAGCCGCGATGAACATGCAGGCCATGACGTAACGAGTCGTCAGAAATCGGATTCCCGTCATTCTGCACTGGAGCGCGTTCGCGTCTCAGTCAAGCACTGCCGCCTTCGGGCGGCATTTTTTTTGGAGAAGAGTAGTGAATGTCAATGAACTTCGCCGCGAACGCGCAGCTGTCAATCAGCGGGTGCAAGCGTTGGCACAAATCGAGGTGGGTGGCACGGCGCTGTCGGTCGAGCAACAGGCCGAGTTCGATCAACTCAGTTCGAAATTCAACGAACTGACCGCGCAGATCGAACGCGCGGAAGCCGCTGAACGCATGGCGGCTGCCGCGGCCGTTCCGGTTGACCCGAATCCGGCTGCCGTCACGGCTCCGGCCGCCGCGCCCGTGTATGCACAACCGAAAGCCCCGGAAGTAAAGGGCGCGAAGATGGCGCGCATGGTACGCGCGCTCGCTGCGGCGCGCGGCGACGCGCAGCTTGCCTCGAAGCTCGCGATCGAGCGCGGTTTCGGCGAAGAAGTCGCAATGTCGCTTAATACCCTTTCGCCGGGCGCTGGCGGCGTCCTGGTGCCTGAGAACCTGTCGAGCGAGGTCATCGAACTGCTGCGTCCGAAGTCCGTCGTTCGCAAGCTCGGCGCGCGCACGCTGCCGCTCTCGAACGGCAACATCACTATCCCGCGCCTGAAGGGCGGTGCGATCGTCGGCTACATCGGCGCTGACACCGATATCCCGACGACACAACAGCAGTTCGACGATTTGAAACTGACGGCGAAGAAGATGGCTGCGCTGGTACCAATCGCCAACGATCTCATCAAGTACGCCGGCGTGAATCCGAACGTCGATCAGATCGTGGTTGGCGACCTCACCGCGGCGATCGGTGCACGCGAAGACAAGGCGTTTATTCGCGACGACGGCACGGCAAACACGCCGAAGGGCCTCCGCTTCTGGGCACTCCCCGGTAACGTCATTACGGCAAGCGACGGCTCGACGTTGCAGAAGATCGAAACGGACCTCGGCAAAGCCATTCTCGCGCTCGAAAATGCCGACGCCAATCTGACGCAGCCTGGCTGGATCATGGCCCCGCGTACGTTCCGCTTCCTCGAAGGTCTGCGTGACGGGAACGGCAACAAGGTCTATCCGGAACTCGCCAACGGCATGCTGAAGGGCTACCCGGTAGGCAAAACCACGCAAGTGCCGATCAATCTCGGTGAAGCCGGCAAAGAGTCGGAGATCTATTTCACCGACTTCGGCGACGTCTTCATCGGCGAGGAAGAAACGCTGGAGATCGACTACAGCAAGGAAGCCACCTACAAGGACGCCGATGGTCACATGGTCAGTGCGTTTCAGCGCGACCAGACGCTGATCCGGGTGATCGCAAAGAACGACTTCGGCCCGCGTCACGTCGAGTCGATCGCGGTGCTGTCCGGCGTGGCCTGGGGCGCGTAAGCGAAGTCGCAATCGCGCGGTCCGCCCGTTTGTAAGCGGGCCGCGCATCGGAGAGAAACATGAAAGTGGTCAAGTTCGAGCGGCATTACGGGAAGTACACGCCCGGCGACATCGCAGGGTTCGATGACGAGCATGCGGACAAACTCGTCGATGCCGATATTGCGTCGGCTCATGAGGCGGATGCGAAGAGCGCAAAAGTATCGGCGAAGGGCGAGAGTGCCAAGCCCACCTTAGCGAAGGGGTAACGTGATATGGCTGCTGTTCTCGTCGAATATCTGGACGACGCGGAGCCGCTCACGTTCGAGGAGGTAGCCTTTCAGTGCCGCATCGATGACGACGACGAACGGGATTTCGTCGAGCGCATCGTGATCCCCGGCGCGCGGCAAGCGGCCGAGAGCAAGTCTGGCGCGGCGATACGCAAGGCGCGCTACGTGGAGCGCCTGTCGGGGTTTCCGCTTGCCGAGATTTCATTGTCTGTCGGGCAGGTTATCCGCGTCGACAGCATTGAGATCCGCGATGCATCGGGAGCGACAACGACGCTCGACGCCGACGCCTTCGAGCTTGTTCAGTTGGGGCGAGAGGCGCTTCTTGTTCCCGAGGGGCAAGCGCGTTGGCCTTTCGCGCGCGCCGTGACGATCACGTACCAGGCAGGCGTCGACCTTGCGCGATACCCGTCGGTGCGAACTTGGATGCTGCTCGCAGCCGCATGGGCCTACGACCATCGAGAGCTCTTCTCGGAGGGGCAGCCCATAGGAGAAATGCCGGGCGGATATGCCGACGTCCTGCTCAATCCGATCACTGTTCCGCCGAGGTTCTGATGAAAACGGGAAAATTGAAGGAGCGGATCGTCATCGAGCGGCCGAGCGGTGAGACGAATGAGAACGATGAGCCGATTCCGGGAGCGTGGATCGTGCATGCGCGGCCGTGGGCCGATGTTCTCTTTCTGAACGGAAAGGAGCACGTCATCTCCGGCGCGGTTCGTGGTGCAACGATCGCGAGCATGCGCATCCGCTATCGAGCCGGTATCGACGAGCAGATGCGCGTTCGCTACGACGGCCGGCTCTACGACATCACGGCCGTACTGCCCGCGCGCAAACGGGGGTATCTCGACCTATCGGTGAAGGTGGGAGAAAAATATGTCTAGCGTGCAGATCATCGGTTTAAACGACCTGCAGGCTGATTTCGCGAAACTGGCAAAGGCGCAATCTCGGTCGGTACTCCGGAAGGCGACTATGGCGGGCGCGCGCGTCATCACCCGCGCGGCGAGAAAGCGCGCGCCGAAGAAGTCGGGGAAGCTGCGCCGCAATATCGTCGCGGCGCCACTGAAACAGAAGGATGGGCAGGGCATCGCGGTGGCGGGGATGCGCGTGCGAACACAGGGCAAGGCTGATTCGCCGAACAACGCGTTCCATTGGCGATTCGTTGAGCCGGGGACGCAGCACATGCAAGCGCAGCCGTTCGCTAGACCAGGTTTCGACGAATCGATTGATGAAGCGGAGGCTGCAGTGCGTACGGAAGTCGCGCGCGCTATCGATCAACTGCTTGGAGGCCGGCGTTGAGCGCAATCGTAATCCGTGACGCCTTGCAGGGCATAGGTGGTGCGAAGGGGTATCTCGGCGTCGCACCGGAGAAGGCGCCAGCGCCGTATTTCGTCGTGACGCGCGTACATGGCGCGCTCGACATGGCGCTCGCCGGGCTGACTGGCGGCCGTTCCGGTTCCTATCAGATCGACTGCTACGCGCCGACGTTCACCGACGCCGATCGGCTCGCCGACTTGGCAGTCGATCGTGCGATGTCGGTTCAGGATCGGTTCTCGGTCGGAGGTGTCGACGAGTTGCCGGACGACTATTCGGAGGACACGGGACTATTCCGTATCAGCTTGGAACTATCGGTCGAGTTTTGACCGGCACCACGACAATTCATTTGGCCCGCCGCGTGCGGGCTTTTTCTTTTGTGAGGGGTATATGGCAGCAGAGAAGAGCAAGCGCACCAAGGCGCAGGGAACCAAGGTCGAGGTGTCGAAAGTTGCGTCGACCGATCTCGACGCGGCCGATCTGGTATTCGTCGATCTTAGTACGACGGGCAAACAGATTCAGTGGCAGGGCGGGCAGTCGGAAGAAATCGACGCGACGACGTTCGCGAGCGACGAAAAGGAATCGGAGCTCGGCTTGCCCGATCCGGGCGAGTTCTCGGTCGACGGCAATTACCAATCGAACGACGAAGGGCAGAACATTCTGCGTGCCGCGCGCGCGACAGGCGAAAAGCACGTGTTCCGTGTCACGTTCGCCGACAAATCGCAGTTTCTGTTCGCCGGCATGGTGCGTCAGTACACGTGGGCGGCGTCGGTCAATGGGCTGATTTCGACGACGTACAGCGTGCGCGTGAGCGGCTCGCCGAAGATCGTGCCACCGCTGGCGGCGTAACTCCCCGATCGCAGATAGGAAATGAGCATGGAAAACGAAAACCAAGGCGTGACGAGCCTGCGTGCAGCGGTGCTGAACCCGCTGACCGGTTGGCGGTACGAATTGATGAACATACCGGAATGGAATGGCGAAAAGATCGCAGTGCGCGAGCCGACGGTCGGCGACCGCATGTTCTGGATCGAAGCGCTTCGGGACATCGCCGGGGTAACGGAGGGCGACGACGAAACGGCGGTTCGCGAGAAGTTCACACGCGCGAGCGACGACGCGCACATGCAGGCGAATGCGCGGCTGTTCGTTCGTGTCGTGTTCGGTGAAATGCCGGATGGTTGGCGGCGGCTATTCTCGGACGACGATGCAACCGCGGTCGCGGCTGCGTTCGGCCCCGTGCACAACCGCATCGTCGTGAAGGCGCTCGAATTCGGCAAGCTCGACGTCGACCCGGTCGAAGACGCAAAAAAGCCTTCTGCCGAACCCCAGGCCTCCGCTTCCTGATGTCGCTCGCGCTGCGGCTCGGCAAGACGTTGGCCGAGCTGTGCGAGCAGATGTCATCCGCCGAGCTGAGTCTCTGGATCGGGTACGACGCGGAATCGCCGGTTGCAGATGATCGTGCGGATCTGCATGCGGCGATGATCGCGGCGGCGGCGTTTCAGTCGCAGGGCGCAAAGGTCAAGGTGTCGGACATGATGCCAAGATGGTCCGGCGAGCCCGCGACGGCGGAGGGAGAGGAAGGGGGCGGCGATCCGTTTCAAGCCGCCCTGATGCGCATGGCGAAGTAGGCGAGAACACACTATGGCAACAAGCCTTCGCGAGCTGATCGTCAGCGTTACGGCGAATACGACCGAATACGACCGCCGCATGCGCGGTCTCTCGTCGACGGCCGGCTCGTATTTCAATGCGGTGCGCGACGGCGGGCGCACAGCGGATGCGGCGTTTGCCTCGAACGCCGCAAGCGTGCAGGTCACGGTGCGCGCGCTCGACGCGGCGCGCAGTTCGATCCGCGAATACGCACAAGCCGCCGCAGCGGCGTTCGGCGTGCATCAGTTGATCGAGTACGCCGACGAATGGACGAACCTGAGCAATCGCCTTCGGATCGTCACGCGTGACCAGATCGATTTCGCGATTGCGCAGAACGACGTGCTGCGCATCGCGCGCGACACACGGCAACCGCTCGACGCGACAGCCGAGCTGTATCAGCGGATCGCAAACAACGCGTCGCATCTCGGGTTGTCTATCAAACAGGTCGGCCCGCTTGTCACCACGATCAGCAAGGCGGTCGCGTTGTCGGGTGTCTCGGCAGATACTGCTCGTATGGGGCTCGTGCAGCTTGGACAAGCGTTCGCGGCGGGGCAGTTGCGCGGTCAGGATCTGAATAGCGTGCTCGAAGAGTTGCCGGGTGTCGCGGATGCTATCGCGCGCGGCATGGGCAAGAGTTCGGCGCAGCTCAAATCGATGGCCGAAGAGGGAAAGCTGACCGTCGGTAATCTCGTCGAGGCGCTGACGCGCGCGGCGGGCGGCACGGATACGCTGTTCGAGAAAATGCAGACGACGGTCGGGCAGACGATGACGCGCCTGCAGACGGAGATCGTCAAGTATATCGGCGAGTCGGATCAAGCGACGGGCGCGAGCGCGAGGCTTGCGCAGGGGATCACGTACGTCGCAGAGCACCTCGACGGCATCGTGAAACTCGGCGTGTCGCTCGCGGCCGGGCGGATTGCCGTGTACTTTGGGCAATCCGCAGTCGCGGCGACGCAGGCGGCGACAGCGTGGGTCGGCGCCCGGCGAGCGCTCGTCGAGGAGACGATCAAGCAACACGAGGCGGCGCAGGCAGCGCTCGCCAAAGCGCAGGGCGATCGCGCTGCCGCGGCGGCGAAGCTTCAGAACGCGCAAGCGGCGGAGGCTTCAGCGCAGGCCGAGCTCGCGGGCATGCGAGCGATGCGCGAAAGCCTTGCGATGCAGTCGGCATTGACGGCTGGCTCGATCAAGTACACGGAAGCGAAGCTTGCCGAAGCGCGGGCGGTCGAGGCGACGGCGCAAGCTCACGTCGCAACGGCGCGCGCCAACGTCGCCGGCAGTCAGGAAATCGGCGCGCGCATCACGGGCACGCCCTACGCGGCGATCATCGCTCGCGAGACGGCAGCCGCACAGCAGGAGCTCGAGCGCGCCGAAGCGTCGCTCGCGCTCGCGCAGCAGCGGCGTACGGCGCTTGAGGCGGCAGCGAAGCAAGGCACGATCGACAAAGCGCGTTATACGGCGTCGCTGGCCGAGACGGACCGCGGCCTTGCGCAAGCCGAGCGTGATGTCGCGCTTGCCACGCAGGCTCGTGAGCGAGCGGAACGCGCGGCGACCGCGACCGCGGCGGGTCTGAAGACGGCGACCGAAAGCGCGGCGACGGCGCAGACGGCGCTCGCGCGTACGGGCACGATGATGCGCTCGGTTGGTTCCGGCTTGCTGGCGGCGGTCGGCGGCTTACCGGGAATTCTGGCGACCGTGGGCACGGTGGCGCTTGGGGCTGCCGCGAACTGGCTGCTGTTTCGCGACAACGCGAGCAGCGCGACGTCGAGTCTGATCGACATGCAGGCGCCGCTCGATCAGATCATCGACAAATATCGGCAACTGACGCCGCTGTTACAGGAATCTGAGCGGCTGCGCACGAAGCAAGAGGCGTCGCGGGCGGCCGATGACGCGCAGTCGGCATATCGGAGTGTGGCGACGCGGGCGGCGCAAAGTGTCATGGTGCCGACGTTTGGCGATGCGCCGTCGGTGGTCTCGGATGCCGATCAGGCAGCGCTCGATCGATTCCTCGCCGGCCTGGATCGCCTCAAGACGTCGAACCTCGGCGTCGACGAGAAATCGCGCGAGATCGGGCGACTGATTGACCGCTTCGTGTCGGCGACGAGCGGCGGCGAAGCGCTGCGCGAGGAACTGGTGCGCGCCGCGGGCGCGATCGACACGGCGGGCCTCGCTTCGCAGAAAGGCGCACAGGCACTCGCTGCAATGGATGCTGCGGCAAGGGGGGCCGCCGAGGGCGTTCGGCTGCTTTCTGACGCGAACAACTTCTTCGCCAGCGGAATGGCATCGGAGGCGTGGGAGAAATATGTCCACAAGCTCAGGGAAGAATCCGACGTCATCGGTATGACGGCCCGCCAGAAGGCCGAGTACGAAGCGCGGACGAAGGGCGCGAATGATGCGCAGGCCCGCATGGCCGGCCTCGTCGCCGGACGAGCGGACGCATACAAGTCGCTCGAAAAAGCGATTGCCGACAAGGATGCGAAAGCCGCAGCGGGGGCGCGAACCAACATCGACAATCTGACGCGCGAGCTCGCGCTGATGAATCAGCAGATGGTGGTCGCGAAGGCGCTTGAGGAGTTCCAAGCCGATCTGTCGAGCAAGAAGTTCGAGAAATTCGGCTTCAATGCTGACGCAGCTCGCGCCGCGGCCGCCGCGCGCGGAAAGCAAGCCTTCGACGAGACGGTCGCCTCTGCCTCTGCACAGACAGCACGTGTGTCGACCAACGCGGCAGCGGCTCGCGCGGCGAAGGGGGGCGGTGTTCATTCGCTGGAAAGCGAGCGCATGCTCGACAACATCCGGCAGCGGATCGCGCAACTGCGCGTCGAGGCGGTCGCAACCGACAAGCTGACGCAGTCGCAAAAGGATCTCCTCGCGTTCGATCAAAAGGTGACGGATCTGCGCAGCAAGCGCAAGAAGCTGTCGGACGACGACAAGAGCCTGCTTCGCGATCAGCAGGCGATTCGCGGGATGTACGAGCAAGCGTCGCAACTGGAAAAGGAGGTGCGCTATCGCGACGCGATCAACAAGCTGAAGGAGCGCAGCGCGCAGATCGACGCGGAGCTCGGTGACTACGCGGCCGAGCGTCAGCGTGACGTGCAGCGCGAACTCGGGGCGATGTCGATGGGTGACAACGCGCGCGAGCTGAATCAGGCCATCAATCGCGTGGGCGACGAGTTTCGCCGTCGACGGGACGAACTGACGAAGGGCGCGCGAAAGGACGGCACGCTTGGCTCGCCCGAGTACATCGCCGAGATCGAGCGCATCAACACAGCCGAGGCGGAGCAGGTCGCGCGCGAGCGCGGCTATCTCGAGCAGCGGCTCGCATTGCAGGCCGACTGGCGCCTCGGCGTGAAGCGGGCGATGGCGGTCTATCAGGAATCCGCGCAGAACGCGGCGCAGATGGCCGAGGACGCGCTGACCAGTTCATTCCGCAATGCCGAGGATGCACTTGTGTCGTTCGCGACGTCGAGCAAGCTCAATTTCCGCGGACTGATCGACAGCATGATCGCCGATCTCGCGCGGTTTTCGGCGCGTGCGGCGATGTCTCAGGTGTTCGGGGCGATCGGCTCAGCTTTGGGTTTCGGCGGTGTCTCTGATGCCGTCGGCGCGCTCGGTGGTGCGGCAAGCGCGGCTGTCGGCTCGAACGCCTACGGCTTTCACCTCGCGACGGGCGGGGCGGTGTGGGGGCCGGGCACGTCCACGAGCGACAGCATTTCAGCGCAGCTTTCGAACGGCGAATTCGTGGTCCGCGCCGCAGTGGTGTCGCAGCCGGGCGTGCGCGCACACCTTGAGCGATTGAACGCAGGGGGGCGATCCGGCTTCGCGCGATTCGCCGCGGGTGGGCTCGTTGGCGGGAGCGCGGGAGGAGGGGATTCGCCGGCGCGCAACGGCGGGATCTCGGTCAGCGCGCCAGTTTCGATCGAGGGCGGATCGTCGAACCCTGCGAGCCTGATCGCGGTTGGGGAGTTCCGAAAGATGCTGGAACAGATGATACGCGAGCTCATACAACGTGAACTCCGGCAGGGCGGAACCTTGTGGAGAGCGCAAAACTGGATTGCAGGATGAAAGACACATTTGAATGGCCGTCGACGGTACAAGGGCACGGCGGCGATACGACGCTGCGTGTGCGCAAAGCCCAGTTCGGCGACGGCTACACCCAGCGGGCCGCAGACGGCCTGAACAATCGCGAATCGACATTCAATCTGCGGTTTGTCGGTAACGCGGCGAAGGTTGCCGCGATCATCGATTTCCTCGACCGGCATGCGGGCGCGGAGTCGTTCTACTGGACGCCGCCGCTTCGCGCCCGCGGACTCTTCGTCTGCGAAAAGTATTCCGAGCCGATCAAGAATGGCGCCGTCTATACGATGACGGCGCAGTTCGAAGAGACATTCTCTGTGTAGGAGTTCAGATGTCGGTACTTCAAAAAATCATCATGGGCGAGCCGCCCGGCGGAAGCGGCGGCGACAACAACCGCGTCGCACACACCAAGACGAACGAGAATTTCGGTGTGGTCGAACGCTCGACCCCGCTCGATATCGGGTATTTCAACGATAGTACGGACCTGACGCCGGACGATGTCGGAAAACGTTTCGGGCTGTGGATCGCCAATGCGGGAAAGGCAATCGGGCTCCCGCCCGCGTCGTCGGTGCGGCCGAATTCCTGCATTCACCTGTTCAACGTACAGGAGAAGGTATCGATCAAGTTGCAGGCGGGTGATCTGTCTCAGTTGACCGTGCTGAATACCGGCGACTGGGCGAAGTACGTGTCTGACGGTGTGAAGATCTGGCACGTCGCCGAGCGCGGCAAGATGATGTGGGACGAGGTCGTCGGCGGCAAGCTGACCGTGGGTAGCGATCTCTTCGCGGCGGCTCAGAACGACGAAGGGCACCTTGTGCTTGGCAAGATGCCTGGCTATTTCTACGGAAATAGCGGGTCGGTGGGGTGGTGGTCTTTAGACGCCGGAGGATCGTACCAATACCTACTCAGCGACCATACGTTTCGTGTCAACGACGAGGTAGTCGCAGTGTGCGACAAGGGGAACGCCCTTCGGTTCGACTGGGGGAAGAGGACGGCTGGCCAGCTCGGGGCGACGGTCGACGGCAAATACCTCGGCTATCTCTGGCACAGCGGCAACCTTGCACAACCGATGACGCTTGACACGCCGCAATACGTCGGGACGAAGAAGACGTTCACGCAGGCGCAGGAAATCGCCGTCGGTGCAACAGGGCTTCATACGCAAGCGTCGCTGTACCTGAACGGAATGGGCGGTCTTAGCTACCTCGGATTTTCCGGGCTGAACAATACCGTCGGCGCGCAGTTTCGGATTTCCAGCAACACCTCGGTCGCCGAATTGCAGTGCGTCAACTACAACGCGACAACGTTCGGGGTGTTGACCGCTTCGAATTTCAATCAGGCGTCCGATCGTGCTTTCAAATCCGATATCCAGACGCTTGAGAACGTAATGGCGCGGCTGCGCGGTAAGCGGGGCGTGACGTTTCTGCAAAAAAGCAGTCCGGAAGCGGGGCGACAGGCTGGCGTCATCGCGAACGAGTGGTGGGATTTCCCGGAACTGCTCGGCGAGGGGCCGGAGATCGATGAGGACGGCGATTTCATCGTGCGTCAGTACGACGAGAGCGGCAAGGAGATTTTCGGCGAGAGCGGCCCCCCAAAGGGGCGGCCGTCGCTGACCTTCCGGTACACGAATGCCGTCGGCGTGCTGTTGGCCGGTTTGCTTGAGACGGATGCGGCGTTACAGGATGCGCTCGCGCGAATTGCGAAACTGGAGGCGGTGAAGTGAGCATATCGGCAGACGTCCAACAGCTCGAGCCGGGCCGTCTGATCGAGCTCTTCGAAGTCGACTGCACGGAAATTGGTGCCGACGTGTTGCGCTTTCACGGGCATCTTCAGTCAACGCCGATCGTGTGGCAGGGGCACGAGTACCGGCCATGGCCGATTCAGGCTGCGGGCTTCGAGCAGACATCCGACGCGCAGCAGCCATCGCCGACGCTGCGGGTGGGTGACATCAACGGAACGATTTCGGCGCTGTGCGTTGCGCTTGGTGATCTCGTCGGCGCGAAGGTGTTCCGGCGCCGGACACTCGCGCGCTACCTCGACGCCGTGAACTTTCCGGCCGGCAATCCGACGGCGGACCCGAACGAAGAATTGCCGCCGCAGCAGTGGCGGATCGAGCAGAAGAGCGACGAGCAGCCGGGATTGCACGTCGAATTCACGCTGTCGTCGCCGCTCGACTTTGGCGGCCAGCAACTGCCGAAGCGGCAGATCATTTCGATCTGCCAATTGGGGTATCGCGGTCCCGAGTGCGGCTATACCGGAGCGGCGTGTTTCGACAAAGACGACAACCCGGTAAGCGATCCCGCGCTCGATCGATGCAGCAAGAAGATCAGCGGTTGCGAACGTCGATTCGGTGTGAACAACCCCTTGCCGATCGGCGGCTTCCTGTGCGACACGATGGCGTGATGCACGAAACAGTTTCGATATGAGGACCCGCCACACGGCGGGTTTTTTTATGGACGAACAAATCAAGAAGGCGATCGAGGCGCACGCGATCGCAGAGTATCCGCGCGAGTGCTGCGGGTTGGTCGTGAAGACGGCGAGCGGCGAGACGTACGTGCCCTGCCGAAACCTCGCAGCCGCGCCGACGGACCAATTCGCGCTCGCATCCGAGGACTACGCCGCCGCGGAAGATGCTGGCGAGATCGCAGCTCTCGTGCATTCGCATCCGGGGGCGTTGGCGCAGCCGAGCGAAGCGGATCGCGCGATGTGCGAGCGCAGCGGCATCGCGAAGTGGGTGATCGTGTCGCTCGGCGTGCAGGCCGACGGCTCGATCGGTGTCGACGACTGGTGCGAGTTCGCGCCGGCCGGCTACGTCGCGCAGTTGGTCGGCCGCCAGTTCGTACATGGCGTGCACGACTGCTACGCGATCGTGCGCGACTGGTATCTCGCCGAGCGCGGCATTTCGATACCCGACTTCGAGCGCGAGGACGAGTGGTGGAACGACGGTCGGTCGAACCTCTACCTCAACCACTATCAGGACGCAGGCTTTCTCGACGTCGGCCGCGACGTGACGTTGCAGGTCGGCGACGTGTTGCTGATGCAGATCCGCAGCAAGAACGGCGTGCCGAATCACGCGGGCGTGTATCTGGGCGACGGACAGTTCCTGCATCACATGCACGGCCGTTTGTCGGCGCGCGCGGTGTGGGGCGGGATGTGGGCCGACTGTTGTACGACGGTGCTGCGCTACGTGGGAGACAGAAAGTGAGCGAGACGCTTCGCACGATAAGGCTGTACGGCACGCTCGGCGTGCGTTTCGGACGCATTCACCGCCTTGCCGTCTCGTCGACCGCAGAGGCGGTGCGGGCGTTGTCGGTGCTGATTCCCGGCTTCCGCGCGTTCCTGACGTCGTCGCGCGACGCCGGCTTGACGTTCGCCGTGTTCAACGGTAGGCGCAATCTCGACAAGGACGAGCTTGAGCACCCGGTCGGGCGCGACGAGATCCGCATTGCGCCGGTGATCGTCGGCAGCAAGCGCGAGGGGCTCTTCAATACGATTCTCGGCGCCGCACTCGCCGCGGTTGGCGCGGTAGCGACGTTCGGTTTCGCTCAGCCGTGGGGCATGTCGCTGATGGGGCTCGGGGCGTCGATGGCGCTGGGCGGCATCGTGCAGATGCTCAGCCCGCAGCAGGCCGGCCTCGCGGGCGCGGCCAACAACGGCACGTCGTACTACTTCAACGGACCCGTGAATAGCGCCGCACAGGGTGAGCCGGTGCCGCTCGTTATTGGGGAAATGATTGTCGGCTCGAAGGTGGTCAGTTCCGGGATCTATGCGGAGGATCAGGTTTGAAAAGGCTTCATGCTGAAGGGGGGCTGAAGCGGATCTACGGCGCGAAGGGCGGCGGCGGCGGCGGTGGCAGCAGCGAATCGCCTGACAGCCTGCATTCGATTGCGCGCGCGAAGGTGCTCGACGTGATCTCGGCGGGGCCCATCGTGGGGCTGGTGAATGGCCTGCAGTCGGTCTATCTCGACGGCACGCCGATTCAGAACGTGGACGGCTCGCTGAATTTCCAGAACTACACCGTCGACGCGCGAACCGGCACGCAGGATCAGGACTACATCCCGGGTTTTCCGGCCGTCGAGCGTGAGGCCGGCGTCGGCGTGCCGCTGACGTCCGACGTGCCGTGGGTGCGCCAAATCCAGAATACGCAACTGACTGCGGTGCGCGTGCGCTTCGGTGTGCCGGCGCTACAGCGTCAGGACACGTCGAACGGCAATATCACGGGCTATCGCGTCGACTATGCGATCGACTTGTCGGTCGACGGCGGGTCGTATGCGCAGGTACTGGCCGGTGCGTTCGACGGCAAGACGACGTCGCTCTATGAGCGCTCGCATCGGATCGAGCTGCCGCGCGCAAAAAATGGTTGGCTGATCCGCGTGCGCCGCATCACGCCGAACGCGCACACGGCGACGATCGCCGACGCGATCAACATCGAGGCGATTACCGAGATCATCGATCGGAAGCTCCGCTATCCGATGACGGCGCTTGTCGGCATGACGTTCGACGCACGTTCGTTCTCGAGCGTGCCAGTGCGTTCGTATCACGTGCGAGGGATGATCTTCCGAGTCCCGACAAACTACGACCCGGAGACGCGTACGTACTCGGGCACATGGGACGGTACGTTCAAGGCAGCATGGACGAACAATCCGGCGTGGGTCTACTACGGCCTACTTCTCGACAAGCTCAACGGATTGGGCGACCGTGTCGATGCTTCGATGGTCGATAAGTGGGCGCTGTACGCAATCGCGCGTTACTGCGACGAACTCGTGTCCGACGGGAAGGGCGGCAAGGAGCCGCGCTTCACCTGCAACTGCGTGCTTCAGACGCGCGCGGACGCATTCAAGGTCATGCAGGACCTTGCAAGCGTGTTTCGCGGCATTTCGTACTGGGGCGCCGGGTCGGTGGTCGCGTCGGCCGATATGCCGTCCGATCCGGTCTACCTGTACACGGCCGCGAATGTCGTCGGTGGTTCATTCAAGTACGTCGGCAGCGAACGCAAGACGCGTTACACGGTCGCGCTCGTCAGCTACAACGATCCGACGAACCAGTACAAGCAAGCTGTCGAGCCCGTGCAGGACGACGACGGGATCGCGCGATATGGCGTCATCAAGACGGAGGTCACGGCGTTCGGCTGCACGTCGCAGGCGCAGGCGCACCGGCTCGGGCGCTGGCTGCTGCTGACGTCGCGGTACGAGACCGGGACGGTATCGTTTCAGGTCGGGCTCGACGGGACGCTTTGTGCGCCGGGACAGGTGATCGCCGTTGCCGACCCTAAGAAGGCCGGCCGCCGGATCGGCGGGCGCATCCGCGCAGCGGCCGGCGAAAGGATCACGCTCGACAAGGCGCCGACAATCGCCGCCGGCGATCGCTTCACGGCGATTCTGCCGTCGGGTATTGCCCAGGCGCGCGCGGTCAAGTCGGTCGACGGCGACACGGTCACGCTCGCCGAGCGCTTCGACGCCGATCCGGTGCCGGGCACTGTGTGGATGATCGAAAGCCGCGAGCTCGCGGCGCAGCAGTATCGCGTGGTGAGCGTGCAGGAAAGCGACGACGACGGCCAGATCGTCTACACGATCAACGCGACGCAGTACGAGCCGGGGAAGTACGCGGCGATCGACGACGGCGCACAGATTCAGCAACGGCCGATCACGATCGTTCCGCCATCGGTGCAGCCGCCGCCGTCGAACGTTCGCCTCTCGACATACTCGGTGGTCGATCAGGGCATTTCGAAAACAACGATGGTGATCGCGTGGGATGCAGCGAACCACGCGACAAGCTACGTCGTCGAATGGCGGAAGGATAACGGCGAGTGGGTGAAGGTGCCGTCGACAGGCGGCCTGCAGGTCGAGGTGCCGGGAATCTATCAGGGCAAGTACCTCGCGCGGGTGCGCGCCGAGAACGCGCTCGGCGTGACGTCGATTCCGGCGTACGGCGTCGATACGCAACTGACCGGGAAAACCACTCCGCCGCCGTCGGTCGTGTCGCTGACTGCGGCGGGCATCGTGTACGGGATCGATCTGAAATGGGCGTTTCCGGGTGACGGTTCCGCTGGCGACACGCAGCGAACGGAGATCTGGTACAGCCGTACGCCGAATCGCGACGACGCGACCAAGTTCTCCGACTTCGCGTATCCGCAGGCGTCGACGTCGTATCAGGGGCTCGCGGTCGGGCAGGTGTTTTATTTCTGGGCGCGCCTGGTCGACACGTCCGGCAACGTCGGGCCGTGGTTCCCGGCGAAGGGGCCGGGCGTGCAGGGTCAGCCGAGCACGGATCAAAGCGACTATGAGAAGTATTTCGCCGGCCAGATCGGGAAGTCGGCGCTTGGCACGGAGCTGCGCGCGCCGATCGACCTGATCACCCCGCCGATGGCCGGCGACGCAACGATCTACGCGGGCGACGAAAGACTCAATGCTGGCGTGTGGTCACTGCAAGCGGCGATCGCCGAGGGCGATATGGCGGTCGCGAAGAAGGTCGAAACAGTCGCGGCCCAGCTGCACTCGGGCTCGAATCTGCTGAACGCCGCGGTGCAGAAGGAGACGATTGCGCGTGTCGAAGCTGATCGTGCGATGGCGCAGGACATCACGACGGTGCAGGCGCAGGTGGACGACAACGTGGCTGCGGTGCAAACCGTTGCGAAGTCCTACGCCGACCTGAACGGACGTGTCGCGGCTTCGTATCAGATCAAGGTACAGACGACCGCCGACGGCCACAAATACATGGCGTCGATCGGTGTGGGCATCGACAACGAAAACGGCGTCGTCGAATCGCAGGTGCTCGTGTCGGCGAAGCGGTTCGCCGTGATCGACGAGGACGGCTCCGGTGTGATCGGTGCGCCGTTCGTCGTGCAGGGCGGGCAGGTGTTCTTGCGTCAGGCGCTGATCGGTGCGGGCTGGATTACGAACGCGATGATCGGCAGCTACATCCAGTCCGACAACTACATCGCGGGGCGGCAGGGATGGCGGTTGGATAAGACCGGTTGGTTCGAAATGAACGCAGCGGACGGCAGCGGAAATCGGCTTGTGATGGATGGTAGCAGTGTCCGTGTCTACGACGGTAACGGCGTGCTGCGGGTGCGCATGGGGATGTGGTGATGACGAGCGGACTTCAGATTTTCGACGGTGCAGGTCGTCCGATCCTCGACGCCAAGTCGCGAGCGGGACGGGTGGTTGGGATTGCTTGGGCTGGCGGGAGCGATGGGAGTGTCGCGGCGGATATGTCCGGTGGGGAGCCGTTTTGGGCCTTCATGCCGCAACAGATTTTCTTTCGTGTATCGGGCGCCGAGCCGTCGCCGGTCGTCTCGATTAATGCAGGGGGAATCAGTTGGTCGTATAGCCCGAACTCGGGCGGATCGAACGCGTACACCCGAGTCCCCGGGTGGATCGTTTTTGGAGTGTATTGATGCCGGCAGGATTTCAGGCATTCACTGATACCGGTGTGTATCAGATCGACGGGCGAACGCCGAACTACCAGATGGTCCAATCGATGGTGGCGGATTCTGCGGTCGGTTCGTTGCCTTTGGCACGGAATGATGCTGGGCGGACGTTCATGATAGATCTTCCGAGTGTCACTTTCACTTTCTCGTCAGTGGCGGGTCCGATGTACGCGGTACTCGCATCTGGCGCAGTGGGAATCACGCTGTGGGGTGCGAAGCGAAACGGAAGTTCGTATTCCGTGACGTTTGTCACCGAGCGACCATGTAACGTCCGACTGTTCGTGTTCGACCAAGTACCCGTCGCCGCGGGAAACTTCGGGTTGCAGGTTTTCGATGCTGGCGGACGATTGGTCGCGGATTCGTCGAAGCCGTTTCTCCGGGTCCTCGATGTGATCTTCGAGGATTACATGAACGGTGTTGGGTGGACAGTCGAGGGCGCACCTTCGCCGCCGTCGCATTCTCGGTCGTACGGCGTGCCAGTTCTGATTTCCGCCATCTACTCCGTTCATCGAGCGTGGAGCTATGACCCGGGGGTGGTTGAGCTCTCGTCGATTCGCGTTGACGGTGGGAATGTGTCTTGGGGAACGGCGCTGTACAACGGTGGGAGAACGCCGAATATCGCATGCTTTCGCGAGCAGTATCACTCGCGATTCATGGTGCTTGACGGGACGGGAATCGTTTAGCGGGTCGCCAAATATGGCGGCCCTTTTTCATTGCGAGGGGCTGATGCGAGCGAGTCCGAGTGAGGTGGCGAGTTATGTTGGAAGTGTTACAGCTGTTGCGTCTTCACTGACGCTGACGGATATCGGCGTGATCGTCGGGATCATGACGGCAATCGCGACGTTTGGGCTCAACTTCTTTTTTATGTGGCGCAAGGATCGCCGGGAACAGCGCGAATCGGACATGCGCATTCTGGAGATGGAGAGGCACGATGGCTGAAATGCGGAGGACGACTCTTGTGGGTGTTGTGGGGGCTGCTGCGGCAGCCCTTCTTTTTTCCGTCGTCCCGAAGTTCGAGGGCGTCAAACTGGTCGGGTATCTCGATCCGGTCGGCATCCCGACAAAGTGCATGGGCGACACGCGCGATGTCGTCGTCGGCCGGGCGTACAGCGAGGCCGAGTGTCGCTCGTCACTCGAAACGCAACTGATCGCCCACGCCGAACCCGTGCTGCGTTGCACGCCGGGGCTGAGAGGTCGTCCGTATCAGCTCGCGGCGGCCGTGAGCTTTGCATACAACGTCGGCGCGCATGCCTACTGCAACAGCACGACGGCGAAGCGCTTCAACGCGGGCGACCTGCGCGGCGCGTGCCGCGCGATCAACGAATCCGATAGCGGTCGGCCGCAGTGGGTCTTTGCGAACTGCCGGACCGTTATCGACCCGAAAACGAAAAAGCCTCTGCCGGTATGCGACACGCTACCGGGTCTGGTGAAGCGGCGTGCGGAAGAGCGCGCGATCTGCGAGCGGGGGCTCTGATGCCGAAAGCAGCTCCGTATCTGTTGGCCGCCTTGCTTGGCATGGCGGCAGGCGCGGGCGCCGAGTACCTGATCGGCGCGCGTCGGCTCGCCGACGAGCAGGCCGCGCGTGCGCTCGATGCGCAACGGCACGCCGAAGCGTTGGGCGCGATCTCGCGTGCCGCGCTCGACGCCGAGCGACGCGCGATCGCCGCGAATGACGCAGCCGCGTCGGCGGTGGCCGCCGTCGACCAACGAACCACGAAGGAGAGGAACGAGCATGAAGCTGAGAATCACAGCCTGCGGGCTGCTCTTGCCGCTGGCACTGAGCGGTTGCGCGTCGCCGTCCGACGCTGCACGGCAGCCGGTCGCGACGGCATGCCCGGCGCTTCCAGCGCCGCCGGCGTGGGCGATGGTGCCGCCGCCTATGCAGACGTCGACGCAGCGGTTGCGGAACGCGTTTTCGGCGTCGTCGGCGACGATCAGCGCGAGATCGACAAACTGACGGCCCTCCAGGGTTACGTCTGCGCGATCCGGCCGCAGTCGCCTGGATGTCAGAAATGAAAATCGAATGTAAACTCGGCGGCTCATGAAGTGAACAACATCTATGGACCTGAGATCGAATATGAAAAGAACCTTCGCCTACATGGCGCTTCCGCTTTGCCTCTACGTTTCCGCATGTGGCGGTGGGGATGATGGTGGTGGGGGATCGTCTGGCCCGGCGATTAAGCTCACCTATTCGGGCGCGCCGCTGGTGTCGGAGCAACGAGCGCGGGCGATGGCCGCGGGTGCCAACGTTTCGAGCAACCTATCGAGCCAGAGCAGCTCGGCGGATGGCGCGGCCACCATTGCCGCACTTCAAGATGCCTTCAAGGCCCGCGGCGCGGATGTCGGGGTGTATCCCGGCATTGTCAATGGAACGACGTTGCACCAACTCGTCATGTCCGAGAACAACGGAATCGGCCCGGCAATCGACGAAGTTTATAACTCGAAAACGAACATCAGCGAATGGGTGCTCGCCAATTTCCAGTTCGACGACATGACGGGCTATATCGATTCGAACGAGAAGTCGGAGATGGTGGATCGCTTCAAAAACGAACTGCTGATCTACGTGGAACGAGAGTATATGAAAGGGCGGGTGGTATTCGCCGCCCTCCCGATCATGTCGTGCGCTCCCGATAAGGTAGTCAGTTCGGTCGACGCAGCCGGACGCGCTGTTTTGACGACGTATCCGACCGCGTCTAAAGCGCTTTATCGAGCCATTGAAGTGGCTGCGAATAACAACGTCTTTCCAGTTGATACAGTTGGCGGTACGTCTCAGCCGGATGTCGCGCACATGGGCGCCGATTGCAGTACGCCGGATAAGGTCGCGCAAGACGCTCAGATCGCGAGCATCGTCGATCCGCTGGTTGAGCGCTACAAGGTAGCGCTCGATACGATCAACAAGTGCAAGTACAACCGCGAGGCCATCCCGGAAGAAGGGCGGTCCGCGCAATGCTGGGGTATCGAGCCTGTTAAGAAATAATGCTTGTTGCCCCGGTCGCCCGGCCGGGGCTTTGCCTCCAAAATCGGGTGCATTGCTTTTATCCAACTCCGGTGTTCGCGGAATTACGGATTTTGATTCCTGTCATGTCTGACAGGGTGGTTTCGGCAATTTCCCTCGTGCTACATTCCATCGAAAATTTCCTTGTGGAGAGTTCGACATGGGGTTTGCGTTTATTTGCGAGGGGGACACGACCACGCATGGGGGGCGTGTGGTCGGCTGTAACGTCGCTAACACGGTTCATGGAAGGGCAATCGCATTGCTTGGCGACATGGTGACGTGTCCGCGGTGTGGTGGGATTTACCCGATCGTCAGCGTAAAGCGCGAGTTGAACATGACGTTTGGTGACAGGCCGATTGCTACAGACGGAGACAAGACCGCGTGTGGGGCAACGCTTATCGCGTCGCAAGGCTTCGCCACGGTGGCCCCTACATCAGGGGCCGCTGGCGGCAATTCGATCGGCGGTGGAAAGAGCGTCGTCCCGCAGTCGATGTCACGAGGGCCGGACAATCTATACCGTGGGCGCTTCCAGGTATTTGACGAGACGACTGGAAAACCGATCGCGAACCATCCCTACGTTCTGCAAACAGCGGACGGCCGGACAATATCCGGCCAGACCGACGCCGACGGCTACACGCAGTGGCACGAGGCAAACACGGCTGGATCGCTGCAATTTTCAGCCGAGTCGACTCAGGGGCCCGGCGAAGGCGGTGTTTTATGAGTGGTCGTGCCTACGGAGCCAACTCCGGTCAAGGTGGCATGTCGCCGAAGGGCGAAACGACGCCCGTGCGTCTTCGGCCCGCTACGCCCGACCCGGTCGATAAAAAGGTCATTTGCAAGGCCGTTTGTGTATGCAGTCGAGAACCAGACACTGGTGCATCGGGCCAAAGCCTCAAGCAGCAGTGCGTTTCGCGCAACCTGCGCGACGTGGATCGGTCGATGGGGTGGAAGAGCCCGTACAAGTCGGAAGTCAACTACGACATGACGCAGATCCCTCCGTCGCCGATCATGCGCTCCGCGTCTCCCTTGGAGCCGCACCCTTACTTGCCAGGCTGGATTCAAAAATACTGGCCTGGCGGGAAAGATGCGTATCCCGCTGGCGCCGGTGCTGTTCGGCGCCCCGACGTGGTGATTGTCAAGGACGGATCTCTGTCGCCAACTCAGGACAACATCAAGAGCGTGGTGGAGATTAAATTCCCGCCTCAAGAAAGGGATCGCGAGCAAGAGGACGACTACGCACGCATTGCCGGTTCGCCCGAAAAGGTTGCGACTATGAGCCCCGGCGACTGTGACTGTTCCGACGATGACGCCAATGAAAGTCCGCTCCGAGCGGTTTCTGAGGCGCTCTCCGAACTCGGGCGTTCCCTGCGTCAACTACTTAACCGCAGTCCTGCTTCCCCGCCTGGCATGGGTGGTTTGCCGTTGCCACCGCCCCCCATAGTCGTTCCATAATTGAGCCTTCCTAGCATCGACGCGAATATGGATCAGAATTTTCTCGAATGGGCAAAGGCCAATCAGGGCAAAGCGCTGGTGCCCAATGGTCTTTTGGAACCTCGCTACGCAACCGGTGGAATCGGAGCGGCCGTCGTCGTGCGCGCGTCGCTCTATTTTGAGCGTGCATTCGATCCCGCCGTCCGCGCGGCGGTTGCCGACTGTTTCGACGACTACTGTGCTGTACCCGAATGCAAATTGACGTTCCTATGGAGTAACGGGAAGGCGGCGCAGCCGTTCGCGCGAGCCAAGCCTCTGCGTGCAGCGGCCAGTAAGCTCGGTCCTGAGGACCGTTTCGACTTCTGCTACGTTGGCGGGGAGCAAGCCTCGGACGCAAGTTTTTGGAGATTCGAGGTCGTGGGTCAGCGTCAGTGGCAAGAGAAGATGGGCAATCGCGGTCTCAACTCCCTAGCGTTCTCATGGCCGGTTGTGGCTGTCCAAGAGAACCCCGATGCCTTCGCAAAACTGTTCTTTGATGCTGCGCGCCGCTTAGATGCCGTTCAAGGTCAGGCGGGCTTCGCCGTCAACCTTTCCCCGACCGCTCCTCACGAGAATGAGGCGACGGAATACTGGATCGCGCAAATTATGCCGGGGCTCGATGTCGGCGACCCCGGATCGACTTCAGCCCGCGATCTGAAGGGCAAAATTAAATCCGTCAATTGGCTGACAGCCATCGGCAAGCCCATGTTGGACACCGTCGGCGGTGTTCGCGCGCTGACGTCGGAACTCCCTCCGAATTGGTTTGCCATTGGTGATTACGGTGCCGGCGTTATCGTCCGTGCGGGCGTATTGCCTGAGTCGGGTCTCTCCGAGCGCGAGGAGCAACCCCCGTTCTTGCCACCGACCTACGTCGTCCTCGATAAGGCACTGCGGCGCGTGCGAGCGGAAAGCATGGACATTCTTCAGCGCGGCACGGTCAACGCCGGCGCGCCGGTCTACAACACGCGCGAATCAACGGCAGCGTGGCTGCGCCGCTTCGAGGTGGGCGACGACGAATTGCTCAGTGCGAAGGCTGCGATTCTCAAAACGCCGCGTTTGCCCAAAGGCTCGATTCCGAGCAGTAGTGGCGATCCAGTCTGATGCATCGGCAGTTCGCCGCGCCGCTCCCGTTTTGGGCGGGCAGTAGGTGGCCGGCGAGAGTGGCGTTCGCCACAGTCGAGCAGGTATTCGCATCTCATCGGGAAAGTTCTGGTCGTTCATCTTTTGTCCCTGCTACGTGATGCGATAGAACGCCTCTTCGCCGCGCTCGACTTCAAGGATGCGCTTTAACTGGTCGAGCGCGAATAGCTCCATCCCACGTTTCTCTGCCTCAGCTCGAGCTGCGTCGACGAGCTTTTGCGATTTTCCAACAATGTTGTTTCGCAAATATGCGATCTCGAGAGCCATGCGTTGCTCGAGCGTATGCCGGCCGACCTTCTTGCCTTCCTCGAGACGCCATTTTTCGCGCAGTTCAGCCCACGTTACCCGCTGAAATTGCGGGACTGATTTCGGCGATGCGCCGGGCGGCGCGTCGTCTGGCGACTCCCAGCGCTTAGACTTGAGCTCTTCGCGGGCACGCCACTCGTCCGAAAAGGGCGCGACCGGTTCTCGCATACGGGCGAATGGGGCGGCACGATCGATTTCCTTCTCGACAATGTAGCCAAGCCTCCGTAGCGGCGCCCCATACTCGAGCAACGACGGGTCAATTGCGCGCGCCCGTCGCGACGCATCTGCGATGCAACTGCGGAGCTCCCACAACGTGAGGCGTTGGTGTTGAACTTCGAGAATCAGCCGTTGGACGTCTGCATACGTGCAGTGCGTCCACCACTCGGTCATCTCGGGTAGCTTGGGCGGGTTGAACGGTGGCAGGATCATTTCGTAATATGAGAAAACCTGTAATTTTATACAGTATATCTTGGACTATGATGAAGTGATCCATCCCCCGAAAAGAGGTGCCGTCGTGTGCACCAACTATCGCGCCCCCGACGAAGATCCGGGAATCAGCGAGCTACGGCTTGGTCTGATCGACCTATGGAAGAGAACGCCTTGGGAGTTGGAGATTTACCCGGACTATCTCGCGCCTACGGTGGCGATGATCGACGGGCGCGTCGAGGCGTTCCTCGCGGGGTTCGGCTACTGGCCGCGCGCCTTGCAGAAAGCGAACATCGAGAGAGCGAAGGCCGAGGGCAAAGTGCTGCCGATCATGCGTAGCACGATGAACGTGCGCGACGACAATCTCGGGCGATCGCCGCTTTACGGGCCGGCATGGCGCGCGGGGCGCCGCTGTTTGATTCCGGCGCAGTGGATTTACGAACCGTGCTATGAAACCGGCCGAAACGTCTGGCACCGAATCGGCCTGACGAGCTGGCGGCCCTATTGCGTTGCAGGGATCTGGCGTACGCTGACGGGCGCGGATGGGAACGATCTGCACACGATGGCGATGATCACCGTCAACGCCGAGGGCGATCAACGTCGCCCCGCACGCGGTCTTCATGCCTTCAACAGCGGTGTCGCGGCCCGCAATTTGGTGCGGGTAGCTTCGCCCGGCGTTTGGCAGGATTGGAAAGACGCCTTTGCACTGCGGGTAAAGTACCTTGTGCCCGACGCCGGCAATGGGTTTCCCGTCAATAGTGGCGGACGCGCTGCCCTCCAGCACGCGTCCACCATGCGTCGTCGTGTCGCCGACGCAGATCATGGCTCGCTTCGCCATTGGTCCTCTCGAAGATATGGTTCATTTTTGGAGGAGCGGTCTCCGTCGCTGGTCTCCCGTCAAGTTTAAAAAAATAGGGGGCGAGCGACGTGTCGCCGTTCTCAAAGATTGAAATGGTCCGAAGAAATCAGGGAGATCAACTGCAGAGTTACATACATGCAGTTGGCCGGAAATCTCAAATTGTGAACAGTAGTAAAGAATGCGTGTCGTCCGGGTGGCGCGATGTGGCATGTCATCCGGACGTTATTTCGTTTTTGAGAAATATATATACTTAATTTTAAAAATTAAAGTTGATCAGTTTACTTCGGAATCACTGGGGCCACGACATCGGCCCAAATTTACCATTTTTGTGAAGAAATGGGAGATTGATCCACGCTTGACCTTTGAGTGTTACTTTGAATTTGTCTGATACCTGTAGGTCTAGAGTGTAATGTGCGCCAACCCAATCCCAGCCAATTTTCTCTGACCTGGATAGTGTGCCGTTGGTAAATTCGAGCTGTGATTCGCCAACATCGAAATTGAAAATTTTTGATTTTACCGTGGCCTTGTAATTGTGGCTATTGTCATTTACTTCTTCTATCTTTATGGAGAATTCGGCGATTCCAAATTTCAAATCAAATTCTAGGGGGAGGAGTCCTTCTTGCTTTTTTGGTGTTTTTGGTGTTTCGCTTAGCTCGTAGATCGGATGGTCTTCGTTGTCGTTGCGGAAGGTTCCATGAGTGGGCGAGTAAAAACCAACCAAGGCGCGAGCGTAAGATTCCTCGAACTCACTCTTGCTTTCGCTATATTGTCCAAAAGCGGCTTTTACTTCCGGGTATTCAAAGGACGCCGCTGCCAAACGCTTCGCAAAATTAAGGTCGTTATTCGGATTCTCTGGCATTTTGATTCTCCGTGCGGGTTGATTGGTCGGTGCTTTGTGATGCGCATGAAATATAGGTCTTGCGGAGATGTTTGTCAATTTTTGATGGGCTTATGATGTATAATCTCGGGAATTTGAACTTTTTGGGGGGGTGGGTTTATTTATTTGAATTGTCTGTATATTTCAAGTGATGTCTTTGCGTGTGGTTGTGTGATCTCGCGAGTTTAGATGAATATTAGTCAGGAATATCTATGTTAATTTCATCATCACGCCGGGTCGCATGCAATTCTTCTTCCGTTGGTGGACCGAAATCCGGTATCTTCGGAATGCGCTTGAGGTCCGGGAGTCGCGCAGGGACTATGTTTCGGTCGACCTTCGTTTCCTTGAGGGCATGCGCATCCGAATTCGGCAAAAACTGTCCCGTCATGGAGTAAAAGAGCCCAGCGGTTACCGGGATGCACGACGCCGGCCGTTCCTGAAAAGGCGCCCCAAGTCGGAGGGCGGCGTTTTTGACAATAGCGTCGTAACGCCGGCAAGATTTGGGGAGGAATGAGGGTAATGGAGGGGCATGTCCAAATCTCAATTTCCATAAAAAACAGAGCTTTACGGCCCGCCAGTCCCTCGCAAAAAACCTCGTCTTTGCGTTCGAAACCAGCGAACTCTGCTGAGGATAGCGGCTCGCCGATTTGAAATGGGGGTAGGGGCGGGGGTAGGGACAAATTCGGGAAGTGGAATCCATACCGGACGGGCCTGTTGGGGCTGTTTTTGAAGTCCCCTCTCTCCGCCAGAACACCTTCCGAGCGGTTCCGCTCGATTCTCGTAGATCCCCCGAGGCGCCTTATCTGGCGGCGTTTTGGGGGTGTCAATCCTCTTGTCCGTTCCGCCCCGTCCCGACACAATCTACCCATTGAATGGGGGTAAGTGAAGTGGTCAAGCAACTTTGGACACTGCTCCGGGATAGGCTGCGAGCGCTTCGAAACGCGCTGGCGGCAGTCCCTTCGCAGCCGAGTGAAGGCGACGATGGTTGTAAAAATCGACTAGATAATCAGTGATGTCTTGCTCTGCATGGCGGTGATCGACGTACAACTGGTCGCCGATCCATTCATTTTTGAGGCTTCGGAAGAAGCGCTCGACCACCGCGTTGTCCCAACAGTTGCCGCGCCGACTCATGCTCTGGATCGTGCCACGGGCGCGCAGCTCGGCGAGAAAGCGTGTGCTCGTGTATTGGCAGCCCTGATCCGAATGGAACATCAGGCCTGGTGGCGGACGACGATGATCGTAAGCCCGTCTTAATGCCTTTAGTGCCAAGTCGGTGTCCGCGTGCTGACTAAACGCCCAGCCCACCACGCGGCGCGCGTACTGGGGGAGCTTGCCGTCCCATTTCTCGATCGCCATCTGTTGCAGGATCTGGCTGTTCTCGCGTAGTGCTTTCGCTTTCACCTCGAGCGCTTCGGCCTCGCCCTTGGCGATCGCGACTTGCTTTGCCGCGTCCGCCTCGGCTGCACGCAGTTCGTTCTCCTTCTGCTGCGCGATCTGCGTCGCAGCGATCTTCCCGTTGATCGAGTTCATGACCTGCTCGGGGAGGCGCATCTGATTCACGAAATAGACCTTCTCGACACTGATTCCGATCTTCGCGGCGTTCGCCTTTACCTCGTCCTCGACGCGCTGCTGTAGCGCCGCCTTGCCCCTGCCGTAGACGTCCTCGACCGCCATCGACGCGCCAGCGAGATTCAGGGCGTCGCGCACGATCGCGCGCAGGTAGACGCCCGTGATCTCATCGACTCCGCGCCGATACTTCTGGAACACCTTGGGCGCGTTCTCACGCGGGATCGCGTAGCTCACGCCGATGTCGGTGTTGACCGACAGCCCCTCCACCGTCTGGAACGTGAACGACTCGTCGGACTTGCCAGCTTTGTCCCACACGTAGGACTGCGTGAACGTTGGGAAGATGAACATGTCGACGTTGGGCCCGTTGAAGTAGCGCCCGGGGCCTTTCACCTCGACGTTGACGCCGCGGTCGTCGCCGTAGCGTTGCACCTTCACACCGACGTAGCCGGCCGGGACGTTATCGCAGCCGGCCGCGAGGAACATCGTCGGCGCGAGGATCAGAATCAGAAACAGGCGTTTCACTTGGTCTCCTTGAAATAAGGGGGGATGAATTTCACAAAGGCGGCGGCATATGCCAGCCACACGAACGGCACGGCGAGCAGGGTGATGCTGCTGTCCTGATTCACCAGCCACGGGGTGACGATCGACAGCAGCACGAGAAACAGCACGGCCGCGACGATGAGCTTCGAAGC